CGCACTTCACAGTTGTGTCACTCCGCCGCGTCTGATGCGCACCACACGTAGCCCTTGCCGTCGCGTGTTGGCCTAAGCGCCCCTCGCTGACCATCTGGGAGAACCACGTGGCACGCGCCGTATAGCCACCGCTGCTCACTGCAGCCGAGTGCGCGCGCCATCACTTCGAGCTCGGTGGTAGTGGTGCATTGGCAGAGCAAGTATAACAATGAAACCCGCGTCATTCGCGTGGCTCGTGTTCGGTGCAACCAAAGTCCTCGTCGGTCAGGATGTAGCGCACGTAGCCGCCATCCCAGCCAGTCTTGAGTTCGACCTCGACCTTGTCGCCCATCTTCACGGAACACCGTCCCTGATCGTGAAGCTCACCAGTCCAATGCTTACACGTCTTGCAGCGATTCACGTCCCATCCTCCGCGCACTTCAAACACTGATACGTCAGCACGCCGGCTTTGAACGTGGTCGGCACCGTCTCGCCGCAGCGCGGGCATGGGCTTAGGGTGGAGGTGGATTGGAAGCGGGTGGAGGGTTGGGGCTCGGCCTTTTCGATTGCGGCGCGGAGGGTGTCGCCTGCCGCGCGCCCGCTCTCGAGGAGGACGAGCGCTTGGTTTATTGAGGTGTGCAGCCTTTCCAACTCGGCCGCTAGTTCGGGCAGGAGCGCGTGTGCGGCCTCGCCGAACTTACGGACTGAGACCAAACCTTCGGTGCGCGCACTGTATTCGTCTCTCAGCCGCAAGCACTCGGCCAAGCGCTCGGACAGGCTGCGGGGAGGAGGGGTCATAGTTCGTCCCAACTTGCTTCGAGGAGTTCGTCTTCTTCATCTGAGACGTCGATGTTCTCGCGCTCCCACCAAATCAACCAGCACGTGCAGTTTCGATGCGGCCTGGACGTTGAGAAAAACGGCGGCTTTGCTTCCGCGCGATACTCCTTGTGGATGAGACAAGGCACGGTGTAGGTACCGTCTGGCATAACTAACATCGTCATGCGCCGGGTGCTCAGTGGTTTCACGTCCCTGTCCTTTCGCTAGCCGCACGCGCGGCGGTGATGGCGGTGCGGAGATTTGCAAGTGCTGGTCTCAGCATGCCGTCGTGGTAGATCTTGTGCACCGCGTCCGCCGCCTCGATCAAGTCCTTGAGCTTGCGGATGTACCCGCCCGTCGTCGCGGCGATCGCTGTTTCGCGTTCGCTGCTTTCTTTCAGACGTGTCTGCAGGTCCTGGAGTTTGGTCGCTAGGGCGTCGTTTTCGGCTTGAAGCTCTATGCGAGCGCACTCGTATCCCGCGTACCAGTCTGATCCTGTTGGTTGACTCACGACCTGTCCTCCCCTTCATTCTCAGGCACGGACGAGGCCTCGAGGGCGGCTTTCATGTCGCGGAACACGCCGACAGAAACCCTGCCTTCGTTCTTGCACACCTCGTCAAAGAGCTTGTGCGCCGCGGCGGCCAGGGTCATGTACCGGGACTGGAGTTTGGTCAGCCTGGCCCGCAAGGTGTCGCGCACCGCGAGCCCCTGCATGCTGCACTCGTGTTCATGCGCCAGTTCTGCTTGGTGAGCATCGAACTCCTCTTGAATGCTCTCCGCTCGCCCGCGCTCGTACCCGGCTTTGTCGGCCGCTGCGCGTTCGGAGAGGATGAGATCTTCCGCCTCTAATATGTGTATGCGCACCATCAAATCCTCGCCCACGTACGGTGCTAACGACGGGATGTGTCCGACCTCGATGGACCTGTGCTCGCGCTCGTTCTTGTCGTCTGTCATTGGATCGCTTCTTTCAACAAATCGCAGAGGTTACCGATGGAGTCTGTGTCCATCGTCTCGTTGGTCGTGTATGCCTCTTCCAGATTCTCAACGAGAGAGCGTACACGCACGCGCAACCTCTCAATCTCGTCCTCCGCGCGGTGCAATGCCATTTGCATGCGCAGCATCTCGGGACCGTTGCCGGGTACTGCAGCTCGCTGCAGCCTCTCAATCTCAGCCTGACACTCGGCCCGGGTTGCGGCGCGTTCGGAGAGGAGCGTGTTCGCGATATCGCATGCGAGTTGTGTCCCGGGCTGCGCTATCTTGTATGCCTCCCGTGAGCAGTGCGCGCGTTCGTTGTTCGCTTGTTCCGCCTCGCTCGCCTCGGGCTGGGTCGGGGGCTGGCGTGCTTGTAGGTCTCTAACCATGTCCGGAACGACGCGGTGCGCCGCGAACAAGAAGTCTCGAGTGGCTTGCTGCATCTCTGGGTCAAGTGAATCCGGCCCAGGCAACTCATACGCGTGAGGGCCGTGAGGGAAACGCAACGTACATGCCTCTCGCAACGCGAGAATCTCGTCCAGTGTTTTGGCCGAGTTCCAACCTGTCGGGTACTTGTCCCCGCTCTCGCGCGAGGCCTCGATTGCTGCGGCGCTCACCCTGCCGAAATAGCGGAGCAACACCTCTCGCGCATCCGCATCCTGAGAGTCCAGGATCTCATTGGTGTCGAGCTGCGGGTAGCAGTCCACGATATCGTTGATCGCGTCCTCGGCCGCTTGCTCCATGTCCGCTTGTCCCGGAGTCTTCACTTCACCCACGATGCACCTCCACCTTGAAGCCGTGTTTGTCCAAGAAGTCACGGCCTGCGACGCTCAACCGGAAGCCTCGACGCCATCGCTCTGGCTGAAGCAAGAAGCCGTCCTCGTCGCATAACGCAACGAGGCCAGCGCTCTCAACCAATCCGCGTGCAACCAACACGCGGACGGTTCGGAGTGTGACCGAGCGTCCTGTGACAAGCGCGCCGAAGTGCTTCACGCCCCAAGCGATTGTCCGTAAGGCGTCGAGTTGGCCAGGGGTAATCGTCATACCCGCTCCACCCCACCGGCGGAGAGGTCGTCGACCAGCGCAGAGTTCGGAACCTTGATCTCGTCGCAGTCGCAGAGGCCGTCGACGTGCGCGGCGTAATGGCCACCGGAGTGATCGGCATCGTCGTACGAACCATCGTACTCAGAGCCGTACCAGGAGAATGGGATGCGTCGGGTCACGGCAGCCTCCATGACTCATCCGCGGTCAACTGCTCATCGCGCAGCCGCCGAAGCTTGTGGTTCGCCGACTCCTGCTTCCGCTGCCGACCCTTGGCGTGCATGTCCCGCATGTTGTCCGCGTGCGTACCGACGAACAGATGAGCAGGGTTACAGCAGGGCGGGTTGTCGCATTCGTGCAACACCTTGAGGCCGTCAGGGATCGGACCCTTCGTCAACTCGTAGGCGAGCCGGTGGCTGAGTTCCTTCCGGCGGTCACCGGTTGAGGCCGAGCCGAGCCGGAAGTGACCGTAGCCGGCGGTGCAACAACCAGCCGTCCAGGACCAACAGTCTCGCGGTCCGCGCCGGTCGACCCTGGACCAGAAGCGAGTGAGTATCCCGGCATTTACCGGAAGTGGGGCGCACCCAGTTGGGATCGAACCAACCACCGTCGGCTTAGAAGGCCGAGGGTGAGCATCAGCCGCGCACGACTTATCGTCTTGAATCGACTGGGCTTTCTTACGTATTGTCATCGCGCGCTCCCGGTTTACTTCCGGTAAAAGGTCTGTCTTCCACGGCGTTGTGGAGGTTGTCAGAAGTGAGCGCCGCGTAGTGCCGCTCGGTCACCGCGATGCTGGAGTGCCCAAGCCAGCGCTTGATCTCATGCAGCGTGAACGCGCGCGTCCAGGTGCCTTGAGCCAGGTGGCATCCGCACGTGTGGCGGAGCGCATGGAACGTCACCTCGGATCGGATGCCGGCTTCGCTCGCCCAACCGGTATCAATCACCAGCTTCTTGCCGACGCGTCTGCGCTTGTCGCGCCAGCCGGCTGTGTAGCTTTCACCATGGCACCGGCCGTCGTCGCGGGGGAACACGAGGCCAGCGATTGGAGTGGTGCTATGCGACGCCCTCCGGCGCGCAGTGCCCTCGAGCGCTGGTGGCAGTAGCGGAACATCCCGCCTCGACGTCGGCGTCTTGCAGGGGCCGTTGTAGCTGCGACGCACGCGCAACTCGGGTCGTTTCCCATCGACCGTGACGTCTTGCCAGCGCAGCCCCCACAGCTCATCGAGCCGGAGACCGGAGTAGATGGCGATGGAAAAAACGGCGCGCTGCATCGGTGGTAGTTCGAGCTCGAACAGACTGGCAATCTCGCGGACCGACGCGTGAACAATCAACTGGCCATCGCGCTCAGTCACTTCCTGACGCGGCAGTTTCACGAGTCGTGCGGGATTCGGAGCACTCATCTTGCCAGCAATGATGGCGTCGTCGAGGCAAAGCTTCAGCAATTTGAGCGAGTTTTCCAGCACTCTCCGCCCTACCCGCCTGTTCGTTGTGCGCGTCGCATCACCGCGGATCGGAGCGAGTGCTTTCTTCTCGGACAGTTCGCCGATCCACTCTTGAATCACACGAGGCGACAGGCGTTTGATCGGCCAGTCGAAGAACTTGGCGGTCGCGACGTGCGCGCGCCAGACGCTGCGCTCCTTCGCAAACGACCGTGACCGCTTCCGGTTACGCGCTGCAATCTCGCGGTCGTCGATCCACTTGCCCGCAAACAACGCGAGCGCTTCAGGTGCACGGCCGGTGTCTTCCTCAAGCGCTGTGTTCAAGCGCTTGGCTGCCAGCACTCGGGTCGCGAATGTTCCAAGGAACTCGCCTGCTAACTCGACCTCGAAGCGTCCGTTTCGTTCCCGGATGTACCCCTTGCGAAGTCTACCCACGATGTCCGCGAACGATGCGCCATGCCCTCAGCGCCGTGTGGTCCTCAAGAGTCGGCTTCACGTCCGCGTCATTGGCAGGAACCTGGTCGGCGGTCAACTCCGCGTGCATCTTCTCGATGCGCTCGAGCAGCCGCTTCGCCAGCGCGCGCAGTTCCTCCACCTCGCCAGCGCGCTCGGGCTTCACCAGAGTTCCTCGCTGAACAACGACGACCGCGTAGACACGGTCTGTCCATTTGCGCGTGCCATGTCAGCGGCTTCTTCGCGCGTCAAGAATCGCCCTTCATCCGTGACGAAACCTTGCACGTGCTCGCGTTCTCGAATCTGCAGGTGCGGCAGGCACTGATACAACATGTGCATCACGTGGCAGTGGCGACACGGCCAATGCAGTTGGTACACAACCGTCTTGGCTTTGATGGCCACGCCGGTGATGTGTTCGACGCCGCGCTTCTCGAGGTCCTGCTGCACCTCGTGAACGTGCCTGTCCATGCCGGGGACGAGCATTACTTCTTCGCCTTCTTCTTCGCCGCATCAACCGCGCGCGTCTCAGTCTCGTGCGGGCCGCAGTAGCAGTCGGCACCCATGTCGGTCCGGATGATGGCGTACCAGCCTTGCGCGAAGTCCTCGTCGCCATGCATGTACGCGGTGTCGATCTGCGGATCGGTGTAACGCGGCGTCGGATGCGCCACCTTCCAACACGCCCAATGCCAGTAGCCGTTCGGCAGGTTGAACTCGCCGTCGACCGGTTGCTTGCAGTGCTCGCAGTTGGTGTTGGGCCCACCGCCGAAGTTGACGCGGATGACGTTGCTCATACCTCAACCCCCTTCACAGCCAACTCCAACTCCAGCGCGGCGCGAGTCCAGCGGCCGGGCTCGAGCTCGTCGTTGGCCTTCCACCTTGCGAGGAGGGATTCGATGCGGGCGAGCGCGGCGAACACAGCCACAGCATCCGCACCCCACTTGCTGACCATGCCATCGGCCCAGCGTGCGTGACTCTCGACCTCTCCACGTAGCCAGCGCACCTCAGCCTGCAGCACTGGCACGGCCTCGTCGGCAGCGACACCAGCCCACCGATGACGCATCGCCTCGTCTACCCGCTCCTTCGTCGGCCTCTCCATCACGCACCACCCTTCAGCGCAGTCTCGAGGTCTTCGGCGTCTGACTTCAGCGTCGCCGCTATCCCGTCCGCATACGTTGACCCGTGCGCTAGCTTGCGTGCTTCGCGCCACTTCGCCGGCAACGCTTCGACGCGGGCGATGGTGGCGTGCAGACCAACTTCCCGCGCGACTGACGCATTCAGCAGACTACACGCTGCTTGATACGCCTCGCCACGTAGCAAGACATCGTACGCACCGCGCAGTTCGTCCAACTCGTCCCGCAGCGCGCGCACTTCGGCAGCGAGTACATCAACGTCCCACTGCGAGTGCATACCATCCATCGGCATGAAGCTCTCCGACTCGTCCAGGAAATCCGAGTTGCAACTACGTAGCGCTTGATCCACCTGTTCCTTCGTTGGCCTGCTCACGACGCCACCCGCCTCTCCTGCTCAACAGCTTCCGCGAGCCTCGCCCTCAACTTCGCGACGCGAGACTTCGCTGCCAGAACTCGGCGACACGTCCTGCACCGTCGAGCGCCGTCGTTACGCTGGTACGAGTTCTCGTCCGTGAGCTCGTGGCCGCGCATGCAAGCCGTACGCTGCTGCGATCGTCCGGGAAAAACTCTCAACGGAACTGTGCGAACGAGGGCTTCCTTCGGCACCAGTTCAGCTTTCGTAGCAGCAGCTAGCACGATTCGTGACACCCGCGCTGCTTCATCGCTCCTCATGATCACGGCCGTCTGCACGCACCGGCGCGCCATCGTGAGCATGCTGTGTAGCCACAACACTTCTTCCGGTCTGAACGACACCGCAAAGCGCGGTCGACTGTTAGGTGTTGGCATTTGTAGACTCCTGTTGCTGACGGTGCGGAGAGAACGGTCCGAGGTGCTTGCGTTTGATGATGTGGTCGCACTGCTCAACGCGATCGGCTGCGTGGTGGAAGCCGTTCTCACGCAGCCACGTGACGATGCGGCGCCGCTCGTACGCGTGATGACCGGCAGCCGACCGCTTGTTGCGTAGCTGCTCGCATGCACGACACGTCCGGTACGTCTTGGCCGGCGTCACCCGAACGCGTGTGTTCTTCTCGGTGAACTCGTGGCCGTATTTGCAGTGCGTCTTGTCGCCGTTGAGCATGACTTGAACTCCTTGCTGATTCAGAACGGAATGTCGTCGTCATCGTGCGGTGGCGCTTCATCGCGGCGAGTCGGCGGCATGCGCGACTGCTGCTGCCGCTGTTGCGTGCTCGGGCTGCGCGGAGTAGGGGCCGACTGTTTGGCCGCTCCCGGCGTCTTGGTCTTGTGCGACAAGACAAGACCCTTCATGCGCTGTGAGAACGCGCGCGCCTCGCCGTCGTTCATCGGCGCCTTCAACGCGAGTCCACCAGGCCCGTTGATCCACTTGACCTTCAACTGGATCTTGCCCTCGTACTCCTCCTCATCGAGCACGATGCGGACTTCCTTTTCGCCTAGGCCCTTCAGGTCGAATAGGTCGTCGCCTTCCCAACCGAGCAGCCGCAACGACTCGAGTGTGCGTTCGACCGCGTTCTCCGAGAAGTAACCGTACCAAGTGATGGTCTCACCTTGGAAGCCTTCATCCAGCACCTCGAGTTGGACAGCGACCTGCTCCTTGCCGCCGCCCGTGTACCCGAGCGCACCGGTCAATGCGCGTGCCTTGAAGTTGCCCTTTACCAAGTTGCTCATTGCGCCGTCTCCTTGTTCACAGATGCCGAGAGTTTGTTTGCGATACGTGCGAGTTCGGCGGCGTCGTCGCCAGCCGTCTTGAGAGCTGCAGCGACCTTCGCTTTGAGCGCGTCATCCGCGGTCGCGAGCATCAGGTCGATGCGCTGTTTGATGATTGCCGGATCGCCGGGGCGATGTGCCGCCACTGCTTCTGCGAAGGCATCCCAGTCGAGCGGCAACGTCTCCGGCAAGTCGTATCGGTTCTTCGCATCGAAGGCTGCGCGACGCTGCGTGTGGATGACGCGAGCGCCAGTCGAAATACCCTTCGTGCGACCGTTCGCTTCGTGTGTGAACGTCTCGTAGTTGCCGAATAACACACAGTCAGCCCACTGCTTGAGTAGGCCAGCGGCCTTGGCGTTGAGCGACATCTCGTAGCGGTCGTAGTCGCCGGTCTCTTCCGGGTTCTTGAACGTCTTCACCCATGAGTGGGCGAGCACGATGATGTTCATCGAACGTTCATTGCGCGCATGCTCGAAGCGACTCAGCAACAGCCGCCACTGCTCGAGCGCTGCGGTATAGCCTTTGCCAAACCCGAATGCTTCGATGTCAGTTTTGCCGCCGGCTTTACACACCGCAGCCCAGCACATGGGCTCAGCCCAGTCAGCCGTGTCTAACACGATTGTCTTGAACTCATTCTCGGTCGAGGTGAGTTCGTCGACTGACTCGATGATGTCTCGCCACGTCGACACGTTTGGCATGCGAGCAACGTCGAGTTGTGCGGTGCCATCCTCTGCGCCGATGAAGATCGGCGACGGCGCACGCGACGCGAAAGTCGACTTGCCTAGGCCGTCTGTTGCGTAGAGCACGACGCGGATCGGCTTCTCGATACGGCCGCGCACAACTGCTGCAAGCCGGTTTCGGTTCTGTGTTGGTTGCGTAGGTGACGGTGGTGATTCTTTTGGTTCTGGTTTTCCCATGTGTCAGCCCTCCTCTTTCGGGCGCGTAACTCAAGCCGCGTAGGCGGCGTCGTCTGTCAGTTCCTCGTGTACGTTGTCTGTGTGTCGGAATCTGGTGGTGTCATCGAGCGCCGCGGTGCCGGTGCAGACGTCGAAGAAGTCGCACATGCGGCCGTACCGCTCGCAGCTGTCTGGGTTGCGTGGCCACTGGCCGCTCAACTGCGACTCGCGGTACATGCGAGACACCTGCCACCGGTCGAAGGCTGCGTCGCGTTCCTCACTCTCGAGGCGAACCACTACGCCGCGTTGGTAGTAGCGGTCTGGCGACTCCAGGATCGCCGCTCGCACTCGTAGCGTGTACTCCTCGGGTGTTTCGTCGGCTTCGCGCTGAGTGGCGTACAGCGCGCCGGCCTTGGTGTATTTGCGGTCCGCTGCCGGCGTGGCTTTGAGCGGCTTCAGCTTGGGCTTGCCGAGCACATCGTAGACGCAGCCAGCCACGTCGTACCCGAGCTCGCGAGCGCCCGCGTAGTAGGTAGAGATTTGCGGGTCGAGCGTAAGCCGCTTCCAGTACGTCGACCCGAGTCCGATGTCCGTTGACGACGTCTTGTGCTCAACCTTGTAGACGCGGCCATCGCGCTGGTCGCGCACGATGACGTCCAACTTGCCACCCAGCTGCCACGTTCGTGACGGCGCGTTTGTATCTGGGTTAACGAGCGGCGCGCGGAACTCCTTCTCCACTGCGATCACTTCGTACGGCCCATCGCACCACCGCGCTTCGTACCCACGCATCATCTCTGTTGCTCGCGCCAACACAAACGGATCGGCTTCGTAAGCCATCGCCTCAAGCGCAGCCGACAGCCTGTCGGCACCACTCTGCACGGCTTGCCACCAGTGCTCGAGCCCGGCATGGACCAGCGTACCGAAGTCAAGCGACTCTGCGTCGGACGCTGCTCTGTAGCCCAACTCGTAAGACAACTCAGCCTCGCGCTGACATCTGCGGAAGCAGCGCATCTGACTGTTAGTTAGCACTGGTAGCCTGGTTGTCATCTACTTCTTCTTCGCGCGCGTCCGCTTCTGGGGAAGAAGCGCCTTACAGTCCTCGAGTCGCTTCGCCACTTCGGCGTCGACAACGCGCTTCAGTTCCGCCAGCGTGCCAGTCGGCAGGTCGGCAATCTCATCCGCGCCGTACGCGTCGAACTTGTCTTCTGAAATCGAGTCAACCATCACAACCCCAGCAGCTTGTTCGGCGTGATGCCGGTGCGGCTGCAAATCCGCGCCAACGTTTCGACGCTGATGCTGCGCTCGCCACGCTCGATGTCCGACAAGAAGCCGCGCGTCAGCCCGATGTCGTAGGCGAAGTCCTCTTGCGTCATGCGGTGACGCTTGCGGAACTTCGCGATGCTATTGCCAATCGTTGCGTTGAGTTTCGTGTCCATGTACTTCTCCGTGTGTCAGCAGCCAAACGAAACGTGACTGGTGTTTCAGTGGGTTGATGCGACCCGTCTCGCAATCTCTGCGAGCACCATGCCGGTCACGTCTCATTTCGATGCTGAGTTCTGGGTAACGGGGACGGCTGCCGTTTCCAGGGGCGCAGGAAAGACTTCCAGCAACCGTCCCCATAAGTGTGTCAGCCCCGTGTTAGTCCTTGTCGAAGCACCGGATGCATTCGCCGATGCGCGTCTTGTGGCAGAGTGCAATCTGGTCACCCGGGTGAATCTCACCGCCGCACGTGTCGCAGTTTGTCCAACACTTCGACTGCCTCACCTCGATGAGAATGTCAGGCAGGTCGCCCTCGGCGGTCAGTTCAGCGATGGCTTGCTCAGCGTCGGCGCGATACAGGCTCCGGAAGAGCAGGTTTCGGAAGATGCGCGCTTCTGCGTCGGGGTCGTGCTGTAGCGTAGGCTCGCACTTCGCCAGACCGCGGAGGTTCGAGGTGGCGCGTTTGATCTGCATACGCAACCGTTTGGCAGGCGTGAGTTGGATGACGATAGCGGTCATGGCGCTTCCTCCACTTCGAACGTGACGAATGGCGCGATGGCCTGTTGCTGCTTCGCGGTCAGAAATCCGCAGCCCTGCTCGATCATGCGCTTCGCTTCAGCGAGTCCGAGGTTGCTCGTCTCGCGCAACCCCTTGATGGCTTGAATCTTCTGCAAGCCAACTTGCCATCTGCAGAGCGGGGCTGGCTCTCGTGACATGCTGTTGGTTACGTTGATGGGCGCCGGCTCCCGCTTCGCATGCGCGCACATGGCGTCGAGCAACTGACGGCGTTCAGCGTCGCACGCAGCGAGCCTCGTGTTCGCATCACCGAGCAACCGGTGGTTCTCATTGCTCGACCGTATTGCGGCCAAGCACTTAGCCTGCATCTCGTTGAATCTGCGCTTGAGGTCGCGCAACTGCGTCTCTGCCGATGGTTGCTTACCCATTTCGAAACTCCACCTGGTAATCGACCTCAACCGTCAACGTTTCTGGAACGCCGTGGCCGCGCTTCACATCGACGCCGAGCAACACCTTCAGCCGGTGCATGGCGGCGATCGCAGTCTCGACTCTGACGTGCGTGTCGTAGAACAGTTCGAGCTCTACGCGGGCTTGGGCCAACCGTTGGGCCGGTGTCACGTACACACATCCGGCTTGGCGCTTTCGTCGTAGGTCAGGAGGTAGTGGATGGTTCGCATCCCTGCCTTGTCAGTTACCCGGTAACGCTTGCGGCCGTCGCGACTCACCTCACGAAGCGCGTGGTCCAGCTTCGAGACAACTGATGACGGGCACGACAAGACCCGGATGTCACGGAATGGGTTTGTGTAGTAAGTGGTGTTGCGTTTGTAGTCTTCGTACGTCCACTTGAGTGCGACGCGGAGTTTGTTCTTGAAGTCCACCAACGTCTTCTTTTCGTCGGCCGCATGCTTCGCGACCAACTTCTTGTCGAGCGCTACCGCCCACGAACGACGCGCCTCGAGCGCATCCAACAACCCTTGCTTGCTGTACGAGAAATCCATCATCCCACCTCCGCATTCGCGACCGCGGACGATGTCTGCTCGAGCGATTCAGGCTCGTCGTGCAACTCGGCGGTGAAGTTGCGGAACGCTTCGTCAGCGCTCACGCCGTCGACGAGGATGCTGCCGCCTTCCTTGAAGGACACGTAAACCTCCCACGTCGTGTCAGGCCCTTGCTTCGTGCGCTCAGTCTTCACCGCGATGCTGAAGCGCTGGCCGGACTCGAGTTGAGCGGCGACTTTGTTGAAGAGGTCGGCGTATGAGAGATCAGCCACGGTCGTACTCCAGGTCTGCGGCGTTCACCGCGATGGTTGCAATCTGTTTGGCGTCCTTCGCTCCAGCCGCGACGGCTCGCAGTGCGCGGAGATACAGCAGTCGTTCCTCTCGCAGCGCTTGGTCGATGTCGCCCCGAAGTGCAGCGCCGCCGATTTTGATGAGTGCCTGTCGCGCTTCAGTCGGCGTGATGGCGCCGCGCTCGTTTTGGGGTCGACCTTCGAGACGCGCGATGCTGGCGAGTAGCTGGTCGATGTTGCTCACTTGGTCGGCTCCACCGCTGACCACCCAGTCTTGGTGTCGTACTCGGCTCGCTTAGACTTTCGCAGCGCCTGCAGTGCGTGGTCTACTTCTCTGTAACGTCTGCTGCGACTGCGATCGAACAGCTCGTGATCCTGCAGTGAATCGGTGATGTGCCGAAGTCTGACGGCTGCACCGCTGGCGATGAGTCTCAGCACAACGTCAGTCTTGTGACTCACAGCCGCCCCCCAATCTTGATCTCATACCCGACGGCCATAGCAGTCGCCCACGGTGAGGTGAGCAGCGCGGACATCACCACGTCGTCGGTCGTCTGCAGCCGCGCGAAGATGTGCTCGACGCGCTGGTCCAACTCGGGGTCTGGTGTGTCCAGGTCGAGTGACTGTAAGACTTCGTGCTCGAAGGCGTCGTGCTCGGTGATGCGGTAAGTCATTTGCCGCGAGCCTCCATGATCTTGAGATCCCAGTACCGCTCGAGCGCGGCGTCGTCTTTCGCGACACGCGCCTCGCATTCGCACTCCGGTTCCCAGTGGTCGACCTCGCCGTCGTCGCCGAGAATCTCTGCGTACACCTCGTCGCAGTACGAGCACTTGACGCTCACGTCGGCACCTCCAACTCCTCGGTCCACGCTCCAGCGGTCGGCCTGATCGCGACCTTCCATCCGTTCGCCTGCATGAAGAACTTCGCCGAGCACGCCGAGTTGTCACCAGCGAACACGTCGCGGTGGACCTCACACTTCACGAGGCGGCCGAACTCGTTGATCTTGAAGCCGATGACGCGGTAGCTGCGTGGTGTCACTTGCCGCCTCCGAAGACGCCGTACGCGCCGGACTTCTGGTAGCCAGCGGTCCGGCGGACGTGGCGCATCGACTCTTCGAGTTCGGCAGCGCGATCTGCGTCGCGTTCTGCACGAGCGAGGTTGATGTTGCCGAACTTGTCCATCGCGATTCCCACGATGTTGTCGTCAGCGTCATTACCCAACTCACACAGCGTCAGGTACATGAGCTGCGAGTATTGGAGAGCGGTCACTTCGCCACCGCCTGCTCGAGCCGCGCCTTGGCAATCGCTAACGCTGCTTCCACAACGTCACGCGTCAACTCCTGAGACTCACGCGCCTTCGCCAACGCCACACGCACTCGGATACTCGTCGTGTTCACTTGCGCCCCTGCTCCCCGTCTCGAACTCTCGTTCTTGACAAGACTCAAGTTAGCGCTGTCCTTGCGAGACGTCAAGGAGTGTCAGCAAGTTCTTCGGCCCGTGCGGTCCGCCACTGGTTGCGGACGTGGCGCAAATGCCTGAAGCTATGAGGCATTCCTGGAGGGTCCTGGATGCCGAAAAAACTACTCGCCACGCTGGCCATGCTCGCCGCTATTGGCTGCCGGGACACCGAGCCGACAGACGATGCTGGCGATATTGCGCGACGCTACACGTGCTTTGACGGCGACTACATCGTCACAGTGGACGATGACATCACGACCAGTGCGACGTGCTCAACCGTTGTGAACGGCAAGACAGAGCACGGACATGTCGACATCGACACCGCGATTGCGACCGATGCGAAATGCGAAGTCGCCGGCACGCTGTACGAACTCTTCCCACCAGCGGCAAGTCAGAGCGACAACACAAAGCACGACCTGATCAGGCTCGACGATCGATGCGTCGTGTATGACCGTAACACCAACGCCGAGTGACTAGCCATCGTGGACTACAGATGTAGCCGCTGTGTCACCTAGTATATACATACCGTTTGATTCCGGCCTGTGACACGCTCCACCCCTGACGTGCATTGACCAGGGGTGGGAATGTTTGAGAGTGAAACCAACGTACTGGCAGCGTGGATTTACAGACACTCCAAAGTCGTCGGAGTGCCGGCTCCACTAACGATGGCACTCGAGCTGGGGCTGCAGCTGATCGCTCTTCCAGTAGGCGGAGGCGCCACACTCGTAGGAGAGTCAATCATCTGGGATCCAACAACCCGGCTCTCACGGCAGCAAGCCCTCGTACTCAGAGAGATGTGCCGATGGGTGCTGCGCGAGCACGGGTTGCAGAACGACACAGACGAAGGAACTAGCCTCGCGGTCGCCTTCAACTCTTACGCTTCGCGGCGCTTGAACGTCCGCCAACTGGCGGCTCGCGTTCCTGACTCTTCGCAATACCGCCGCCCGCTCGTGAAGGCTTCCTCTTCTTCTTCATCACCAGCAAACCATCACCCTGTTTTGCGGAGCGGAACGCACCCCGCTTTGCCTCGGTCGCGATAGACGTGTCTGCGGTCTCGCGTTGGGGCTCACTCTGGTATTTCTTCCAAGCCGCCTCCATGACATCGAGCAGTTCGTTCTTCGCGCTCGACGGTGACTTTTCCCTCGGACCGCTGAACGGGTCGCCGCGCGTTAGGTAGGACCTGTACGTGGGTGGCGGCTTGTTGCCTTCCGGATCGTCGACGAAGTAGCACGGCAGGATCCCCGTCTTGTGCCAAATCTTCGAAACAAGTTCGAGGTTTATGGTGACTGTCTCGCCCTGTCGGACCTTTGACAATGTGCCCTCGTCCACACCAAGAGCTGCCTTCATGGCTCGCTGAAGCCCGCTCTTCTTCGGCCACGATGTCGGCGGAATCCTGGTCGCGTCGTGCAGCAGCTGCACCAGCCGCTCAGCAGCAAGCTCTTTCAAATCCATGACTTGGGATTCTGCCACAGCAATACTTGCGGGTCTTCCTTGACAGTCCGCAAGTTTGAGGCCTATGTTTCCGGTCGATGGATGCTGCAGCGAAGTTGAAGACATGGCGTGTAGAGCGCGACTACACGCTCGAAGATGTCGGCCGAGTCGTTGGGTGTGACTTCACGACAATCTCGAAGATTGAGAACCGCTGGCAGCATCCTGGCTTGGGCCTCGCGTTGAAGCTGGAGAAGGCGTTCTGCATTCCGGTCGAGACGTGGAGCAAGAGTCGGCTGAAGCGGTCGCCGAAGCGCAAGCGCGCCAAGGCGCGCGACTCTGACGCTCCACCCGCTTAGTCATTTCCACGCGATCCATTCTGACTGAATGGGATGCGACTGCCAGTTACATCCACAGAACATTTTTCGCACAGCGTTGCTGACAGGTCTCGTTTCAAATCTGAAGGTTGTCGCGAATGAGTAAGGCACACACGGAAGCTAATACCCACACATCTGGGGTGCCAGCTGAAATCGATGTGGTAGTCGATTCAAGGTCCATCGCCTTGACTGTGAAGTCGCGTATTGCCAGGCGCGCGCGGATGAAGCTTGGTCACCTGACTGACGACGCGATTGCGGCGGCGACTCACACCAGTCGGACGACGGTTGTTAGGTGGCGCGACTCTGAGCGTGAAGACGCGATGTCGATTCGGCACATGGTGTACGCGCCTCAGGAACTGGTAGACGAATGGATCTCACAGCTTGCAGTCGAGCGTCAGAAGCTGGGGTTTGCTACCCGCCGCTGGACGGCGACTGATGACGAGAAGGCTGCGCACCTTTCGCCCGAGCTCGAAGCTGCAATCGCTCGCGCAAAGGCTGGAGCACTCGAGGTGACCAACGTCATCGCGAAGATGCGCGGCAATCGCCGCTGACACGCAGTCTCTTACTCGGGGTGTTGTATGCCGACATTGATTGGTCTCTCTCCTGTGTCCGCAGTCTCACGCGAAGAACTCAACCTGCTGTACGACGCCACTGACCACTGGCGCGACCGCATCTGCCATCGCTACCAGTTGTCGCAACAGCAACGTCGCGACGCACTGGTCAGCCATTCCGAGATCGTGCGCGGTGAGAAGCACGACCGGATGGATGAGATCATGCGGGGTGGGCGGTGACCTGGTTGCTCGTACCCGCCTACTTCGGCGTCGTCTACGTCATCGCTCGCACAACCGTGTGGCTGCAGGGTTGGGCGGCTAAGCGCGCGTTGGAGTTGGATGAGCGGGCGGATGAGGAGAGTTGGTTGTGAATCTACACGCTACAGAAGACGGTTCGGCGTGCGACGCATGCCTGTCGTGCGCGCACTGCGCGACTAAGGGCTCTGACTCCTGCGCACAGTTCTGTGCCCATGTGAATCGCATTGCCACGCATGTGCCGAGTGAAGACGAGATCGCCGCGGCGTTGAAATGGTTTGCTGACTACGCGCCCTTGCCGCAGCCGCAGTCGATGCACAGCCACGGCTTGGTGCTCGCCTCGGTTGTACGGCGCATCCGGGCTCAGGGGGCTACATGCTCGCAGAAGTAGCCGGCGTGCTCACTGGTGCTGCGTTTGTTTGGTTTGGCATCTGCCTGCACAAGCCACTGCTGCAACTGCGGCGTGCCGACGGCGTGCTCTACCTGACGCGTTGGTCGTTCGTTGACTACCGATGGGCGCCGTTCAACATCTACCTGCACCGCATCGACGCACCGGACCCGGACCGGCATCTGCACAACCATCCGTGGAACGCGATCGTGTTCGTATTCAGTTGGCGCGGGTATTGGCAGGACGAGTTTGGATACAACACCGGCCGCTCACACGGTGACCGCGTCGAGGTTGTTCGTAAGCGCGTGCGCTTCATCAACCGACTCGGCAGCTACTACCACCGCATCTCCGTGATTGCACCGGGCACCTGGACCCTTTGCATCACCACTGGATACAGACGTCAGTGGGGATTCAACGTCGATGGTGAGCACGTCCACTGGAAGACGTACGTGGACACGTATCAGAAGGAAGTGATGTCAGCAGTCGGGGTTGTGAGCGGCCAGAGGATTGAGCCGTGAAGCGTCAGATCGCAGAGACTGACGTCGCCGAAGTCATGGTCGCATGGCTGCAGTCGATGCAGTGGGACGTGTACCAAGAGGTCACGCTCAACGGATGCGTCGCCGATATCGTGGCAACTCAGGGTCCTCTCGTCTGGATTCTTGAATGCAAGACTAGCTTCGGCATTGCCGTGCTCGGGCAAGCTTGGGAGTGGCGTCTGCTTGGCCGCGCCCACTTCGTCAGCATCGTTGTGCCGTCACGCCGCAATCACACCGGCGGTCGACTCGAACGCGAGATGTTGGATTACACGGGCATCGGTATGCATTGTGTCCGGTCTCCAGAGACCGCCTGTGGTCTGCGCTATGCAGTTACACACGAACGCAACCCATCTCTGATGCGCCGCGCTCCACTGGTCGACGACACCCGTGACAAGCTTCGTGAGCAGCACAAGACGTTTGCCAAGGCCGGCAACAATCACGGTGATAGGTGGACGCCGTTCGCCGATACGTGTTCGCAGTTGGCAGAGTTTGTTCGCCGCAATCCTGGCTGCACGCTGAAGCAGGGCATCACTTCGATCAAGCACCACTACAGCAGCTACCCAGCCGCGTCCGGTGCGCTTCGGAAATGGATCGATAAGGGCATCGCTGCAGGCGTCTCGCTTCGGCGTGACGGCAAGGCGCTGACGTTGCATCCGGCGACGGCGCCTGTGCCTGACGCGCCATTCGGAGTTGCGCTATGAAGACGTACGGAGGCCCGCGCCCGCAAGACGGATGTGTATGCCCTCTTTGCGCTCGACTGCGCGCTAACCTGCGTGAAGGCGAGGAGTTGGACCTCGCCCAAGCCGACACGTTGCCGCCCGCCGAGACGACGAAGCAGCAGACCACCTACTGGCTCGAGCGACTCCAGGATGAACTGCGGCGGAGGGGGATATGAGTGACATCGAAGTTGTCCGTCAAGAGAACGCTCAGCTCCGCGCCGCACTGGCGATGGTGCGGCAAGCGTTTGAGTTCGGCGACGGCCGTACTGCTGTGTGCCGGGTGCGTTCAATCTTCAGAAAACTAGACGAAGCCGCCCGGAACGTCGGCGTCTTCAAGATGGCAGATGAGGTGCTCATTCAACGCGTCGAGTCACTGGAAGAACGCGTCGCTCGTTTGGAGGATATGTGAGTGACATCGATCTGCGACTCGGGCGTTGGGAAGATGTGTTGGCTGACGTCGAGTGCGATGCGTTGATTACGGATCCGCCGTATAGCGCGCGTACTCACGAAGCCTACTCGCCACGAACAGACGTCCTCACCGCTTGTGAGCGCGATGCAAAATGGTCGGCGCGTGGTGGTAAGCGTCGGACGTTGGACTACGAGACGTGGAACGACGATCAGATCGCTGAGGCCGCTGAAAACTGGTCGCGTATGTGCCGTGGTTGGATTGTTGTGTTCTGCGATCACGTCATCGCTCGTGTTTGGGAATCAGAGTTACAGCGTTATGGCCGCTATGTGTTCTCACCTTTGGCGGCAGTTGAGCCTGGTTCACGAGTGCGATTAGCAGGGGATGGACCCAGTCAGTGGTCGACGTGGATAGTCACTGCCAGACCTCGTACGATGCCGTGGTGTAAGTGGGGAACATTGCCGGGCGCGTACGTGGTGCCAGAAGGCAACAGTGGACAGAAGTCAAAGGTTGTCACCGGTGGCAAACCACTGTGGCTCATGCAACGCCTAGTCGCCGACTACTCCCGCCCCGGGGATCTCATCTGCGACCCGTGCGCTGGCGGAGCGACCACGCTACTGGCTGCGGCTATCGAGGGTCGTCGCGCCATCGGGGCTGAGATGGACCCGGTCACTCACGCGAAGGCAACTAAGCGCCTCGCACGTGGCTACACGCCGGTGATGTTTCAGACCGAGCGCGAGCCGATCGATCCGAAGTCTCAAGAGTCGTTGTTCGATGGCAGTAGCAGTAAGGCTGGTGGTTGAATGGCCTGGGGTCGTATGGATGACAAGTTCCACCGCAACCGTAAGGTGCGTGAACTTCGGCGTTCCAAGGGTGGCAAGGAAGCGCTCGCCGACTGGACGTTCTGGTGGTCCTGGTGCCTCGACGATCCGGAACTCACTGGCATCGTGCCACTCGACGAACTCTCAGGCTCGGACCTGAAGTCAGCGGAGTTGTTGGTGAAGGCCGGACTATGGGACCGTGTTGAAGGCGGCTACAAGTTCCATGACTTCCACGAGTACAACCCAACGCGTGAGAAGATTGCGAAGAAGCGGGATGCCGATCGCGAGCGAATCGCCAGCAAGAAACCTCATTCAGTTGAGACAGAACCGGTAAGCGAATCGCATCCGATTCGCACGCGAGTCGCAAACGATTCGCAAGCGAACGACGTGCGATTCGCTGGCGACTCGCCTCCACGCGACGCGCACGCGCGTCCCAACCCATCCCAACCCATCCCAGAGAGTGAGAGCGCGCTCGCCGAGATTTCCGACCGCAGCCTCGTGTGGGCCAGGCTCGGGAAAATCTATCAGGAAGTGTACGACGCCGAGCAAGAGGGCGCTCGCAACCCGAGGCTCTACGACGAGCAGCGGATTCTTTCTTCAGACTCAAAGCAGTTCCGGAAACTCGTCGAGCTCGTGAAGACCGAGGCTAAGCGCTCAGGCATCGGCGAGAGACAAGTCTTCGTAGCAGCCGCTCAAGCGTTCCTGCGTGACCCGAGGCAGCGCGAGAAGGGCCTCGTCCTCGAGTTCTTCACCCGCGACTTCACTCTGTACGTCGACCGCTCGGACATCGAGGCCGCCTCGTGAGCGGCGTTCCCTGCACAGACCCGGCGTCCGAATCGCTCTACCTCCGAAGCTGCATCGGGGTCACAGCGCGGCCGCAGCACGACCATATGAGCGACTACGAGTCGCGGCTCGACCCGCGAGACTTCTTCGTCGACACCCATCGCGGCGTCTGTGAGCTGCTCTGGAGTCGGGTCGACGCCAAGCAGGCCGTGTGGAAGCACGAACTGAAACTCGCCGCTCCGAAGCTGGCAGACGTCATAGACGCGATGCTCAACGATGCCGGTGAGCGGGAGCAGAAGGCAGGCCCGATTGCCGACCACCTCCGCGCGCTGGCTCGCCGTCGCCGGAAGTACGAGGCGCTGTCTCGCGCGGCCGCGGCGCTGGCTGACGGCGACGAGGGCGCGGCCGACGAGCACATCGCGAGCGTCGCGTCGGAGCAAACCGAGCAGCGCACCAATGAATACATGAGCGCCAGTCAGACGGTGCGAGCGGCGGCGGAAGAAGAGAAAGCGTCACGGTCGGAGGGATTCAACCGGCGCACTGGCTTTCCGATCGTCGACAACGCGGTCGGCAACCTAAGAGCCAAGACGATGACGATCGTCGGCGGCACGACGGGCGCCGGTAAGAGCTCGCTGATGCTGGCTGCGGCGCTCAAGCAGGCGCGGCGCGGCGTGCCGGTCGGCATCGTGTCGATCGAGGATGCTGAGTCAGTGTGGGGCGAGCGGCTGTACTCCGAGATCCAGAACGAGAGCATCGCCGAAGTAACCGATGCGAAGATCGAGGAAGCCGCGAAGCAAGCTGAGTTGCTAGGCGTTCACTTCGCGTACGAACTCGGGCGTCCGCTGAAGGACGCGCTGCGCGCCATCAGGCACCTCGTCCGGAAGAACGGCTGCCAGGTCATCTATGTCGACTACCTCCAGGCGCTGAACGACCCACAGAAGTCGGAGCGCCGGCACTTCATCGCAAACGCTGCGGCGAAGCTGAAGGCTCAGTGCCAGGAGTTGGGCGCGTCGCTTGTGCTCGCCTCACAACTCTCGCGGCCGAGCAAAGAGAAGCCGTTCGGCGAGGTGTTCATGAACGACCTGAAGGAGAGCGGCGACATTGAGAACATGGCGGAGATAGTCATGTTGCTGTGGAAGAACGGCGACAAGGACACGTCACTCACTCTCGGCAAGATCGTCAAGGTGAAGTGGTCAGCGGCTCGACCGCGCTTCCAGATTCAACGCAACCAACACGGCAACGTGGTCGGGTTGTCAGAGCCAGTCGACCAACGCAGCCCGTACGACAGGGATTCGATATGAGTCGGACCGACGTACTCCTCGATGTGAACTGGCACGGCCGCGAGACCGAGAGCGGCAACGTCATCTACGGCTGGCATCTCGGTAGCGTGTGCGTGATCGAAACTGTCATCGACGACTTCAGTCGTCTCGAGGTCTACGTCTCACATCCGGATCCTGAGTCCGAGGCCGGCGCGATCGTTCTCCACTGGGCTGTGTTCGACACACGCGCCGAGGCGATGCAGCGACATGACGTGCTCGTGAAAGAACTCAGAGAAGTTGGAGAGCACGGGATGTACGCGCGCCTGTTTGAGAGCGTGTCGGAAGCGAAGGCAGCATCGTGATCTGCATCCGCTGTTGCAAGCAGGAGTTGTTCGTCGGGCATTCGTGCACGGACGACTCCGCGCCATGCTCAGTCTGCGGCCGCTCACGCGTGGTCGAAGTTGTGCTGCATGACGATCGCGGATTCTTGTCGATCACACACAAGTGCATCGGCTGCCTTGGGCCTAACCAAAACAAATCGGGGTGGTAAGTGACAGAAGTATTGAACGTGGACGTAACGGCTGATAGTCAACACATTGTGTATCGCAGTCGGGGAGTGACACTGTTCGACGAAGGTGAGCCAGCGCCTGGTGAGAAGCGTAAGCGCACACGCGTGTCGGCGCGGATCGACCGGTCGCATTGGGAGGCGGAGTACGATCACCGCTTCGTCGCGACGCGCAGTATTCACAACTCGAATCCCAAGGCGAAGGTGTTCGGCAACTTGGATGCGCGGTTCTCTCAGGTCGAGGTTGAGCGTAGGCACAAAGCGAAGATGAAGACGCAGCCTGCTCGCGACTACTTTGAGATGGGCGGGTCCAAGCGATACAGCAAGGCCGAAGTTACGGCGGCCATGACGCATGGCAAATGGCGACTGGTCGACCTCATCGAGTACGGCAGTCACGACGCGGTGAAGGTCAGAGCTGTCTGCGAAGGTGGCTTCTGCGACGGGCCGGCCAAGCACTTCACTGCAGGCGAGTGGTTGGGCGCGGTGATTCGGCCGTCGTGTCTGAAGTGCAAGACGAGTCAGCGGCGTAACGATGACGTAGAGCAGATGAAGCGCGACGTACACCTGACTCACGGCGCCTACTCGTTTGTGGGATTCGAGACTACGCAAAGGAGCGATGTCGAGTTCCTTCGACGTGTCGTCGGTAGGTGCAACGGTCCGCGGTGTGGAGGTCGTACGAGGCTGTTCCTGTTTGCGGCGTGGCAGACCGGTAGCGAAGGCCGACTCGGCTGCAACAAGTGCACTGGACGAGTGCGTAGTCAGAGAGCACGTGCGACCCGCGAGTTGCGTGAAGGTGAGCCGTGTCAGCTGGACCTTGCGGCGAATGAGATGCGTGCGGAAGAGAGTGCGGCATGACGTTCACCTGTCGAGAATGCAACGAAGATATCAGTGTGATCGACGGTTTGGATCCAGCTGACTACTGCAACGCTTGCGTGCATACGGTGCTTGACCAACTGGTAGCGGACCACAAAGCGCTGCGTGCGGCGGCTGTTGGTCTGCGTGCTCGGTTCGGGCCACCGGCTGCAGCATCAATGGATGGGCCTGGTGAAACAGAGAAGTTGCAGCGAGCGCTGAAGCACTTCGACGCTACGCTCGTGAAGGTAACGCGATGACCGCCTACGACGAATCCATGGCCGCACTGGTGAATCGACTGGACGGGTTGGAAGCCGACCTCGCGGCGAGTGAGTCGCGCATCCGTACGCTCGAAGTAGTGGAGCCCAAGGCTGGGCCCGACGTCATCATCGAGATTTACAAACGACTCGAGGCGCTGGAACTGAACCAGTCAGCAGCGTTCGCAGCCTCGAAGATTACACTCGAGAAGCACGAGGAGCGGCAGCGAGTGTGTCGTTGGCACGCGACTCGAGACGCCGCGTTGCCCGAAGCCATGCGCATGCTGGTCGGACTCAATGATGACCACGAGGCAGCCAACCGAGCGCACAGCATCGCAGCCATCCACGCCGACCGTGCGCACGGACCACTGGTCGCGACTGAGCGTTCTTGGGTTGAGAAGTTCAGTGAGGAATACGTAAACCACGTCAACGCGCTGGTGAAAGCGGCCAAGCGCGCGCGTAACAATCTCAGGCATCGCGACAGGCCAGGCGAAGCGAACGACCTGGACGGCGCCCTCAAACCATTCGGTTGGCACAAGTGACCGCGCTGAAGACCAAGCGCAGCGTCGAACTCGACGTCACTTGTTTCATAAAGCCTAGTGCTTCGATCCTGGATCCTCATCCGGCGGAAGTGCACATCACCCTGGGCGTGTACCTCAAGAGCCAGGCGCGCATGTCCAACGGTTGGATGGCTGTTTACGGTCGCACGCAGACAACGCGTCGTCGCGTGATGAAGGCGCTGGCAGAGGTGCCAGGTTGCGGGCCGATGAATGGACTAGGTCACGTCGGACTCTGGCTCGATGGCACACCAAACCATATCCGCTTCGTTCGACTGGCACCGCGCACCCTCGACACGGACAACTTGGCAACAGCGTTCAAACCGATCCGCGACCAGGTGTGTTGTTGGTTGGCAGGTGAGAACACGACGACGGCGCGGGCGAATGACGGCAAGCGCAGTGGGTACACGTTCGACTACGGACAGCAGCAACAGGATGCTTACGGCATTCGCATCGAGATGAGAGTAACGCAATGACGTCGTACTTGGACTCAGCTTACACAACGAACCCAAACACACGTTTCGTGCAAGCGGACTGGAACGAGTTGATCCATGCCGCTGCTCGCACCGAACGTGCGTTCCGTGAACGTGGCGATGCGCGTGAGGCTGATCAGATTGCCATCTACCGCAACCTGTTCGTTCACTCCGCGCAACGTCACCTGGACCGCATCGTGTCCAGCAACGGCAATGGCCACACCAACGGCCACACCAAAGACTCGACGGTTGTAACCGAGCTTCCAGGTTTAGGCTTGGCGGCGTCTGAGGATTCAACCGTGAACGGCCAGACACCAGCCGACGAGAAAGGTGTTTTGCAGGACAGCGGCCGTGGTGATGCGCTTCCCCCCGAGCCCCCCACGGTCGCTGTACCGAGCATCGAGGACCGCATCCAGACTCTCATCGCGCAGATGGAGCATGCGATGACGCAGCACCCTGACCACCAGGGCTACGAGGTCGCGTTGAAGATGCTCCACCGCGGCCGCACGTTGGCGCGTGAGGGCAAGCTGGAGTTGGCGGAGAGGCAGTTCAGGGCGGCGAGTAATGCGGCCGACAAGGCAGAGGCGAGGGAATACACATGAGAACGATCACGACTCACCACACGAACGAGTGCAACAAAGCCATCACGTTGGATGCGGACGATCGCAACGAGAACGGCGTCACCCAGAACTACTACGCCAGTTGGCACGAAGTCGACGACTCGACCATGACGATCGACATCCCGTTCCAGTACGGGCCGATCAAAGAGGTCGGCACGAACGGCCTTACGCTCGAGGTGTTACTGTCAATCGCAGCCGACCAACTTGAGGGTTATCAGTCGAGTCCGTACGCCAACAAGTACAACGCTACCGCGCTCGATCACATCCGAGCGGCGGCGTACACACTCGAGTTACGCACGAAGGAACGCGAAGCCCGCGGCGTCGAAGGGACACACAAGCTGTGACCCAGATAGATTGGCTACTCCCAACGCTCGTGAGCGTCGCTATGGTTGTGGCTTGTGGTGAACGTATGACAAGCCACATCGGAGCGATACTGGCGCAGTTGGCTGACGACCAGAAGTTCATCATCGAGAATGGCGGTAGCCAGTTGCAAACGCGCGTCGTGCTTGTGCATCCAGATGCCAAGCTGCCCGCGTATGCACACGAAGGCGACAGTGGCGCCGACCTGGCATCGGTTGTGAACCACTACATCCCGGCCGGCGGTTGGCTGAAGATTCCACTCGGGGTTGCGATCCAACTGAGCCCAGGATTCGAAGCGCAGGTACGACCTCGGTCATCGCTATCCGCCAACGGAATCGTGTGCGCGTTCGGCACGATCGACCAGGGATACACCGGCGAGTTGTCGGCCGTGCTCTACAACCTCACTCCACATGAGTACGAGGTGAAGGCTGGTCAACGTGTGTGCCAGTTGGTGATTGCTCCGGTCGCGCGCGTAACGTTCGTAGAGGCCGAGTCATTGGATGCAACCGAACGCGGTGACAACGGTTGGGGGAGCAGCGGCACGTGACCGTCGCACTCGCCATCGCAACCGTGCCTACTCGCCTCATCGACATGCGCGACGCCGCCCTCGACGACCTACGCGATCAACTCGAGGATGCGCGTGCCGATCGCGACCGGGCTCAGGCGCGGTGCAGGGAGTTGGAGATGAGGTTGGATGCGATACGGGAGGTAGTGCGATGAGTGACTGGCGCAGCAACTGGAAGCAGCCACGGCCGATGCGCGAGTGCGAGGTATGCGACGGCAACGGCGTCGTCGACCTCATCGGATTTGGTATGGTGGTCTGCGACGTCTGTATCGGCAGGGGCATGGTCGACCTGTCAGCAGAACCGAATCCTTGCATCGAGTTGGGCCAGGATTGATGACCACCCTCCGCGACTTCAAGGCCGGCCGGAAGAAGCAGGGCTGCGTCGCGTGCGGTGCCAAGCCGTACTACCAGACTCCATGGCGCACATGGCTCGACGGCAACTGCAAGGCGTGCGGCGCGAGCAAGGGCAAACAGCGGCACCTAGGCGGTCGCAAGAGCGAGGCTGTCCGTGCTGAGGATGCAACGCTCGACGCGATGCTGACCAAAGTCGTCGAGGCGCGTGGGGCCGAGATGACGGTGATCGCTGAGCCAATCAGCCAGGTCATCGCCAAGCCAACGCGCAACACGAAGGCGTCTGACAGGCTGGCCACTGAGGCTGCCTGGCAGGCCGGTCACGAGCGTAAGATGGCAGCGCTGCGTCGGCTAGGGCTGGACGACAGGCCGGAAGAGCGGACGCCAGCTGGAGCTCGCAGTGAGATCCGCGCCCGTGACATCGCGACGGCTGAGGCTAAGCGGTGTCCGCGGAGTGAGTTGCTGGACGCGGCTCGTAGCGGGTGTGAGTACGCGGCGTGGCAGGCGGATGGGTTGTTTGAGAACTGGGCGAAGGAACAGAGGACGGGATGAAGTGTACAGGTGCGCCGAGTGACGACCCGCATGCTATCGCGCTGCTGCGCCTCATGGAGGACATCTCCGAAAGCCACTACTGCGCCGGCTGGTTGATGGGCTTGGAACGTGATTTGTTTCGCATCACGTTCTGCGATGGCGATCCGAACTACGGCATGGACGAGGTCTCCGTTGGCCGACGCCAGCAACTCAAGCGGTTGGCGGAAGTCAGTGAGTCATGGTGGGTGTGGGACGAAGACGACCCAGAGATCAAGCGCATCACCCTCGATGAAGCCAAGTCGAGGTACGGGAAGTGACCACCTGGCACGAACACGACACCGCGGACTACAGTCCATTGCCGGCACGACTCTTCATCGCCAGCCGTGCAGCTGCCGATGCGATCGAGCAGTGGCTCCAGCGCGACTGCGATGCCGGCGACGATGAACTGTTGCGCGAGGCTCGTGAGTACGATGATCGCGGGTGGTTGAGCCCGGTGGTGGAGGCGTGACTCGCAGCGTCAAGGGCGCGCCGAGTTGTCCCGCGCGCAAGTGTGACTGGTTCGGCGGCAAGGCATCGGGCGCGCATCGCGTTGCCAGACAGTCGCCTCTCGTTGACCCTGACCTGGAACCTGGTGACTGCGGATGTTGCCCAGAGATGACCGCGCAGGAAATCGAGTACGACAAGGTCGAGCGCGACTGGGCGGCGTGGATGGACGAGCAGAGTTGGGACGACTACGTCGATTGATCTCCCCCTCCCACTTCGACCACGCGGCCTACGCCGAACGCATGGAAGCGATGCCGCCTCGGATGCGAGCAGTCATCGAGCGCGTGTGCATGGGCCAACCGCTGCCGTCTATCGCCGCCGAGATGGCAATCTCGATCGAGACGGTACGCAAGCATATCCGGGCCGGGATAGAGCGTTGTGGAGTCAGAGGGGGGCAGCGTCGTCTGGTCGCGTGGCTGTTGCTGGGAGTCAGATGCGCCTGAATCGCAACGACCACCCGTTCCCGCGTCGAGTCGTCAACCCGCACACGCACTATCCCGGGGAGCGCGTCGGCCAGTACGTGCTCTGGTGGAGTTCGGAAGAGGCGTTGGGTGTGCTACCGCGGCCACGGCAAGGCATGCTCAAACGCCGAACGTCGGCGAAGGCACGCTCAGCATGGTTCACGTCGCCAGTACGCAGGCACGACGTCTCATGCTCAATGACATCGCCGGACCGCGCAGAAGGCGCGAGTGACAGCATCGGTGGCGACCCGCGAAACTGACACGGCTGACAAACACGCCCCGTGACACGAACGCTCTGCCGCTGATGGCGTCTGAGTGATTGCGTGGTGTTAGGTGTCGGCACACAGATTGCCTAGCCGCCCTCAACGGGGCGAGTGGAGGCAACGGTGAGAGAACAACTGATCACGGTCGATGGACATGTCGCGCTGGTGATGGAACTCGGGAGGCATTCGGACGTTCGGCAGTGGTGCATGCGGGAGAAGTTCGGTGTGGCAGGGCTCGAAGGTGTGGATGAAGACGGGCGGATGTACCGGCTCGAACTTCACGAACCTGAGGTCGGTGAGTTCGAGGGCTACGACGCGGAGTGAACGGCAGCACTCACGTGACGCCGCCGCGCAGCCGAGAAGTACCGCTGCCGGCGACGCCACTGTGACGGACCCACCTTGTGGGTGTCAGGTGTGTGGTATCAGCAAGCCCGAAGTGTGGCTGCCGCACTGATCGCTGAGACTTCACGCTGCAGGTGTGTCGCGTTGCATACCGCCTCCTGCTCCGAGCTCTGTCTCAAACGACAACGGGCTTGAGGAACGCGTCGAGCGGCTGAAGGCAAGGCTTCACACCAGTGTCCCGGCCAACGAGACGAGCCCTCACTTGACCGAGCAGTACGCCGAGTGGAGCGACTACGGCAACCGTGAGATGTGGGTCGACCTGTACACGCGCCTGAAGAAGTCAGAGCGCAGTGGTCGTACAGGTGCGTCGCGTAGAAAGCGACGGGCGACGCGGTGAAGATCGGTTCACTCTTCAGCGGCATCGGTGGCCTTGAACTCGGCCTTGAATGGTCCGGACTTGGCGAGACTGTCTGGCAAGTCGAGTTCGATGAAGGTTGCCGAGCCGTGCTTGCTCAGCACTGGCCCAACGCTACGAGGTTCACGGATGTCAGGTCAGTCGGCGCAACTAACCTTGGACCTGTCGACCTCATCTGCGGAGGCTTCCCATGCCAAGACGTCAGTTCGGCCGGCAAGAGAACTGGCCTTAGCGGTACTCGCAGCGGCCTCTGGTTTGAGTACCTGCGAATCGTTCGAGAGTTACACCCGGACTGGGTCGTGGTCGAGAATGTCGCCAGCGGAGCGTCTCGCTGGACTGATGCCGTGCTCACAGGGTTGGGCGAGCAAGGCTATGCATGCCTACCGGTCCCGGTTAGCGCGGCTGAGGTTGGAGCTCCACACCTCCGGCGACGAATCTTCGTTGTTGCCCACTCTAACGCGCGTGGGGAACTTGCTGGCGCCATCGCAGAAATGGCCGTCGCACCGGAACCTTCTGCCAACGCTGACAGCGAACTCGTACGGCAGCAATCAGGGTGGCGCGGCAGGTCGTGCAGGCCCGGTCCGACCGAGCCTGCAGACAATCGCGAAGCAGAGGCTCTTGCCGACGCTCACGAGGAGCGATGCGACGGGTGGTCTAGGGCATTACGGCGAAGGCTCGCCAAACCTAAGGACAGTGGTTGGTTGCGCGCTCAGCCCGACATGGTGCGAGTGGTTTCAAGGACTGCCGGAGAACTGGACAAGCGCAATGCCAGCGCGCGGATCAAAGCGTTAGGAAACGCAGTAGTTCCGCAGTGTGCAGAAGTTGTCGGCTGGGTCATCCGTGAGTTGTCGGCATGACGTCCGATTGCACTCAAGCCCCAGCGGATTCATCCGTTCTATGTTGTATGCGCGATGTAATCTGGATGTACGCTGTTTGTATTCTCAGTGGTTGTGGTCCGTCGTTTGGGCATGAGAGCGCCGATGAGCAGTGGTCCGACGACCCACGTAGCGCATCCATAATCGCTCAGGAAATCTACGAGATTGAGCACGGCCCGTTGCGTCAGCAGTGTGTGGAAGACGCCGAGTTGGCAGAGTTCGTGCCGATGGATCCTGGTGCACTGGGCGTACAGTGCGGGTTCGAGCGCAACGGCGTCGTCGCGTGCTTCTACAAGTACGACCTGCATGGTCCGCGGTTCGCCATCCTCACCACGTACGCCGATAACAAGCAGACTCAAGTGCATGAGTTCATGCACTACATGCTGTCGTGTGGCGCCGCTGACTCACATGCGTCGGACCCGATGCACGACGGCGCTGTGTGGCTGCACTTCGATGACGCGGCGGAACAGATGCATCAGACGGCTGAGCGGAGGGAGTGAGAATGCCTGAACGCATGTACGACTATTCACTGTTAGTCCTGAGCCTAGTGTTGGCCTGGGTCTGTCTGTTGCCGGCCTGCTCGAGCGTGGTTGACGTCGAGGGTCGGCCTAAGTTGGTGGTGCGTAGATGAACAAGGAACTACGCGACGCGCTGAACATCCTACGGCAGCCGACGCCGGAGACTAAGATGACGCACGGCTTTCAGAAGCCATCGACAGAGGTCACCATCACACGCGATCGATACGAGGCGTACCAGGCCTGCGAGACAAAACTCAAGGACTTGATCGAGGCGGCGGAGGTTGCGGCAGACGCACTGGACAGCGCTGAACTCGGCGCCGCAATCGAAAAGGCACGCAAGTGACTCACGACCAAGCCTCAGCGCTGCTCATGATTCTGGCCTGCACGAACATGCTGCTCGCTATGATCGCCATCACTCTTATGGTGCGGAAGCTCCGATGACCAAGCGAACTGAGAACTGTGAGACGTGTGAGGCGTTGAGGGCGGAGTTGTCATGCGCGTACCCCGCTGCCTCTATGCCCGAAGAATACCGAAAACTCCGCGCTGAGAACGAACAGCTGCAGGCGCGGTGCGTCGATCTCGAGGGGGGTTGCGCACTCGCGGCTCAAGAAGGTTGAGCGAGTCGGCGCCGACAACGAGCGGCTGCGGGCGAAGGTAACAACGCTGCTGCAACTCGGCACCGAGGTCGCTGTATGCGCTCGGCTGCACGGCCAGCTCACCGAGCTGCGGGAGGCGGCGGCGAAGTTCCTCGTGACGCCGTACTCAGCCGACAGCCAGCGCGAGTTCCGCGCCGTGCTCGCCAAGCTGCCGCTAGGATGACCACCTCCCACTGGCTTCTCATCTGCATCGGCGTCGCTGCTCTGCTGACAGGCCGACCGATCTTCACACCCGATCGCGTGACTTGCCGAGGTATGACACCTGACTGTGTGCACCTACGCGACTAACACACTTGACCATTCTGACGTGACGTAACACGCTATGCGACATGAGGCCTATGTGAAGCCGACACCGGTGCGGACTCGTCAGCTGATGGTTGAGCAGGGTAAGCGCGTCGCCAATGCAGCCAGGTCAAGGCACAACCTGAAGTTCGAAGCGATTGCTTCAGCGATTGACCTGCGACTGTCGTGCACGAAGCGCAAGTTCAGCGTTGACTCTCGCGAACAGCAACTCACGTACGGCGACCTGTTCATGCTCGCCAAGGACCCTGAGACGGCCGCGATGGTGAGAGAGATGTTGGCGCCCATCCTCGCCATTACCGACCCGCAGAACCTCAGGCTGGTGGACATCGAGGCCATGTGCAGATCGGTCACGGGCGCGAGTACGGTGCTGGCCTTCTTGCGACCGACGATCGACGCGGTGATGCCGCTGATGAATGTGACGACTACGGAGGCGGAGTGATGGCTGACACGTGCGACTACATGCAGACCGACACGCGTAAAGAGTTGGAGCGGGTGCGGGCGGAGTTGGATGAAGCCAAGGGCTACCTCGGCCGGCTGTTCCTGCACTACGCGCCGCAGTGCGAACTACAGCCGACGCTGATTGGCATCTGCACGCAGATCGACAACTGCATGATGCAGATCAAAGACCTCACCGAGCTGCGCGAGGCGGCGTCTGTAGTGCTGACGTTTGCGAGACGCGACCTGCGCCTTGGTAAGCTTCAGGCGACGCGTGATTTGGAGGCTGTGCTCGCCAAGGTGCGTCCATGACTCGCAAGTACCAGCAACGCATCGACACTGCCGGCTGTGTGAACGGCAGGAACGGCGTCGACAGAGCGGCGCCTCACCACGCATGGGTCGTGAGGCGCACTGCCGTCGACGAGGAGGGCTACGTCGAGATCAACCGTGTCTGCCTAGCCTGTCGAGAAGAGTCGTCGCACCTCGTCACGCAGACGCTGTTCATGGGCATCCAACTCGAGCACCTGTGGATGGTGCCGGATGTGAGGCTGGGCGTATGAGCGAGTTCGTGCCAACGCTCTATCTGTGTAGATGGTGGGCAGCAACTCGCCCGACAGGCAGCCGAGTCGGTTCGCAGATTGATGGAGACAGTATGAACACCGCAAGCTGGTTTGACCTCCGCCGCCGATGGATGAATCTCGCCGTCAACTACTACTGGGTGTCCTTCGTGGACGAGTGGACTGCACGTCGTTGGGCTGCCAGTGAGTGGGAAGCAGGGTGGCCACAACCATGATCCGCCTCACCCGTGACCTCCTGCTAGGCGCAGCGCTGATGGCCACCGGATACGCTCTGACGCGCATCGGACGGTGGATGCAGGGGAAGCCGCGTCAGCAGGGTGGTGAGTATCCTGTGCCGATTACGACTGCTGAGCAGTGGCGTCAGCGTGATGCACGTAAGGTCGCGGAACGTGAGCACGTGCTGCGTGAACGCGAAGAGTGGCTAGGGTTGGCAGTCAAGCACGATTCGGGGAGGTGGAACTAATGGGCAACGACGGCAAAGACAACGTCGTGTTCCTGGCGTTCAGCAACCCAGCCCTAGACGCCGACACGGTTAGGCTGACCGCGTGTAGGCTGTGCAAGAACAAGGCGTTCTCATTGGTCTACGCGGGCGACCAGGACGACCAGTATCCAGTGCTGCGATGTACCGCCTGCAACAACGCATGCGGTAAAGTGGGGTGGGTGAACGAATGACAACCAAGCGCCAGCAACCATGGGCAATGGCCTCGCTACGACACCGTCAGACGCCGAGGAAGTATCGGGAGGTGGGCCCTATCGGGGATGCCTACAAAGCGTGTCCAGTGCGTTACGCCGACAGTCAGTGGCAGCAGGTGACTTGCCCGGGCTGCGGCTACCACTCGTGCAGTTGCGAGACGTTCAGCGGCGCATCACGCCCAGCGCTGAAGCCTCAGTTGCCGATCACGCTCGACAAGAGCAACGTGGTCCACTGCTACCCGCACGACGAGTCTTGGGATCGGCTGACAGGCACAGGATGCATTCGATGCCAAGCCGAGAAGCGCGAGCCGAGGCGCTACCAGATCTGCTGGACGCACAACCTGTGGAGCTTCGACTCCGCCGACACCTGTGCGTTGTGCACCATCATCAACTTCAAGGCCAAGTCAGCGGCAAGGGCTGCATTGGTGCAGGCCGATATGCAGCCGGTGATGTTGAGTCCCGAGTCGCTGAAGGCAGCGATCGAGAAGATCAAGGCCATTGGTGACCGTGATGGCTTGGGACCGGCAGCGTTGAGACCATCGCCGCCGACAGTCAGAGGCGGTTATCAGTGCACCAAGTGCCAAGCCGGTCAGCCGTGCTTTTACACGACGGTCTTGAACCTGAGCGAGGCCTGCTGTGAACTGCAGTCAGAGTCAGGAGCCGGCGACAGATAGGTAGTCTGTTTGGCTTTCGCTGTCTGAATATCCTGAGAGTAGCACGGAACTGATGTCAGACTCAAGACGCGGTGTGTGCAACCAGAACGCGTTCGAGTGTTGGAGCGATGCTGAGTTGAAGGCGATGGGATTGGTTCTACCACGCTATCGCCGCGAGATGGTTATGGAAGCTGCTCAAGAGCGAACACGTGTGAGTCGACAGCGCAAACGCCCAGCGCTGCAACAATCGCTTGTGTCACCCGACAAGCGTGCGCCCGAGCACGATCCCGCAATGGGTGACCCTCGGTTCCCGAGACGCAGGCAGAACGAGCACCACCCCTAACCTCGCGCCCACGCGCGCGCGACCCTATGACGTATGCCGCGACCATCAGTCTACAGTGTCCCACTACACGAGGTCTTCATCGAGAAGCTCGGGAAGCTGAACGGCTTTGTGCGTCCGGCCTGCGACGCGTGCGGCATCAACCGCTCGACGATGCTGCGCTGGCTCAACCGTGGTCGGCTTGGGGAAGAGCCGTACGCTCAGTTGCTGGCGGATGTGTTGTCAGTGCAGGCAAGCAAGGGCGAGTTGCGGATGGCCACGGTCGAGGCGCATGCGCTTGCGGATCCAGGCACAGCCAGGTGGCTTGCCGAACGAACACTCCCTGCCGAGCTCGGGTTGCGGGACAAGGTAGAGGCTGCGGTGGTCGAGCGGCTCGAGGGGTTACTCGAAGCGTTGGGTGCCGAGTGCGATGCTATAGACCCGACTGGTCGTACCAGTGACAACCTACGACGAGCTGCCGCCCGACTCCAAGGAGGCTCTACGGAACTGGAGCCAGAAGAGTCGATCGACACGGATGCTGAGGTCGTCGAGCCACGACAACTATCATCCGGGGATACCGAGTAGTTACGTCGAGTTCGTGACCGTCGTGCTCGGTGTCAAGCTGTCACCTGAGCAGCGTGTGCTGTGTGCCGTGTGCTTCGATGGTGTCGAGCCGAAGGAACTGCACGGCGCCGACCGCTCGATAGCGCATCAGTTGTTCGGTGACGTCGAGGCGGTGCCGAAGATGGCACGCGCTGTCATCACGGCGCTCATCGGCGCACGGTCAGGCAAGTCGTACCTGTTCAGCCTGAGGCTGCTGCATCTTGCGTTCATCTGTGCACTGCGGACGCTGGCGCCGGGTGAGCAGGCGTTTGGTTTGTTGGTGGCGCCAGACATGCGGCTCGCGCGTGGTGACCTGCGGTACGTCGCTGGCGCTGCGCACGCGGCTCCGTTGTTGGCTGGCATGATCATCGCCGAGACAACTGACGCTCTCACGTTCCGGCGTGCTGATGGCAGGGTGGTCACGATCGAGTGCTTGCCTGCAACGCGCGGTGGTAGCGCTGTCCGTGGCCGGTCGTTGTTCGCGGCGTTCCTGGACGAGGCCGCGTTCTTCCGCGACTCGAACTTCGTGGTCAACGATGACGAGGTCTACAAGGCCATTGCTCCACGTGTCACGGCGGACGGACAGTTCCTCATTGCCTCGACGCCTTGGGCTGAAGCGGGCCTGCTCTACGAGCTCTTCAAGTCCAACCACGGTCAGCCCCAGACCAGCCTATCCGCGCATGCGACCACGGAGATGCTCCGCTCTGACAGCCCCGAGATACTCGAGCAGGTCGAGCGCGAGCGCATCAACGACCCAGAGAATGCACGGCGCGAGTTCGACGCCCAGCCAATGGGCGGCGGCGCTGTTCACTTCTTCGACCCGGCCGCACTGGCTGCGTGCATCGACGAGTCACTTCCGGCCATCTCCGCCCGCTCCAACGTCTTCGAGCGCGCATGCATGGGGCTCGACACCGGCTTCCGCAAGAACCCCTCAGGTGGCGTTGTAGTGCGCGAGCGAAGCGACAAGACTCTGCTCGTGTCCGAGTGCGTTGAGATCACGCCGCCGAAGGGCGGACGCTTGGTGCCGAGCGAGACGATGAAGGCGTTGATGGAGCGTGCCAAGTTTCACTACTGCACTCAGGTAGTCGCGGACCAGCACTACATCGAAACGGTGCGCGAGTACACGGGCAGCTTGACGCTCGTCGAAGCGCCGTCAGTACCCGCCGAAGCATACGTGGCCACACGTGACGCGATCGCTGAAGGCCGGGTGCGCATCTCGGCTCAGCATCAACGGCTCATCTCGCAACTGCGAGAGGTGGTCTCTAAGCCCACTGCCGGCGGTAACATCAGCATCTCGTCACCGAACCGCGGGACAAGTCACGGCGACGTTGCTAGTGCGTTCGTGCTGGCAGTGTGGAAGATTGCGCAGGCTGGTACGACCGCGTTGAAGGGTGAAGCCGCCCGCAGCCAGACATCCCGCAACCTCGACGAGCACGACCCGATGGAGCATAGGCGTAGAGCTCTGGATAACCAGGGTGGTGGTACGGTGAGACGGATACGTGGGCCTTTGGATTGAAGGTGAGACATGACCAAGAAGAAAGTTGACGTGGCACAGGAGTTGGCAGCGTTGATAGGCGACAAGCCACGGCCGACCAGTGACAACCCGATGGTGGATGCGTTCATCGCGCAAGCGGTGTTCAAGCAGGATGTCTTTGTGCAGCCACCTGGCTACGACGCTCTGTCAGAGCTCGGCAAGGCTGAGTACGAGAGGACGGGCAAGATGCCAACGACTGCCACGCCGCAACCGTTACTATCCGAGGCCCAACACAACGCGCTGCTACAGGCGCAGATCGAAGACCTCGCACGCGAGTACGGCGAGCTGTTCGGTAAGCAGCCTCAGGCACCAGCGCCGCTGTTTGCGCCGAATGTGGAAGACGCGCCACGCACCGAGGCTGAAGGACTGCAAATGTACGTTCAACGCCTTATCGACATGCAACACGCCCGCGCCGCCGCCGGCAAAGGCCAGTCCACGCCCTGGCAGAACGCTCAAGCCCACCTCCGCAAAGCCATCGAATGCATCGAGCAGCAGTCCGAGGCTGACAGCAAACCCTGATACCGCTTCGTCCCTATCTGCGGTGTGAGAGAGGCACGCACTATCAGGCGTGGCATTCTCGCCAGCGGTTCCACACGTCCCGTCGCAAGACGCTGAGCCGCCGCGTTCGCCGCCCCGCCGTCCACACGGTCAAGTCGCTCCGGTCAAGCAGTCGGAGCGCTTCCGCATCCCCGGTCGGTTCGGTGACATCTCAGCGTCCCGACTGACCGGCATCTTGTGGACGCTCGACCGCGGCTACCTCGAAGACTGGGCCGACCTCGTCGAGTACGCGATCAGCAGCGATGCCGATCTGCAGTCGATGTATACGACCACGATCACGCGCATCACGCAGGCGACGTGGAAGGTCATCCCGAACAAGTACGGTAACCAGTCCGACGCCAAGCTCGCAGCTGAGTTGTGCAACGAGCAGCTTGGCCGGTTGCAAGGCTGGCGTCTGGCGAAGACCACGCTCTTGCATGCCATCGGCCTCGGCTACCAGCCGATGGAAAAAGAGTGGGCTGAGCCGAACAGCGTCGACCGTAAGAACTTCGTGCGCGCGCTGCACTTCAGGCACGCTCATCGGTTCAGGCTGGACACGCAGTACAAGTACAGGCTGTACGATCGAGGCAGCGACGCCAACCTGCTGAAACATTCGCCGTACGGCAAGGTGCTCGACCCCAACCGGTGGATCGTCCACAAGCACCAAGCAGTAGCGGGGTACGCGACTACGGCCGGTCTGATGCGTGCCGGCATCTGGACGTGGATGTTCAAGCGCTGGGCTGAGAAGGGTTACGTCCGCGTGCTCGAGCGGAACGGCGCCCCGTACATCTACTTCCAGTGCACCGACGATACGCCGCAAGCGGTGCGCGACAAGATGGTCGAGTTCCTCGAGGACCTGCACACCGAGAAGGCTGCAGTAGTCGAGGGCGGCGGGAGTCTCCAAGTGATCCCCGGCGCTGCCATCACCGGCACGCCACTGCACGAGCTCTACCTCAACAAGGCCAACGCGTCGTTCGCCAAGTTGTGGCTCGGCTCGTCCGACCTGACAGACCCAGGGGCGAACGGCTCGAACGCTGCAGTCAACACACGTGCTGGCGTAACAGCCGACCCGCGCATGGTGGCGTACGGGCTCGAGCTCGGCGAGACCGTGAGCGACCAGCTGTTCAAGCAGGTGCTCGAGATGAACCGCCATTTGTTCGGCGGCAGGCTTGCCCCGGTACCGACGTACGAAGCGAACACCGCGAGTGACGAGGTGCAGGTCGACAAGCAGGACCTGGCTGAGCAAAGCGGTGGCAGCATCACGGTTGGCGCACTCGACGATACGCTCGACACGGGTACTCCTGATCCGATGGCGGCCGGCGACGCTGCAGCCGCGGCAAGCGGTGGCATTCAACCCGTGGCGGCATCGGCAGAGAAGGCAGCAGACACAGCGCTCAATGGCGCGCAGGTCGCGTCGATGAAGGACCTCGTTATCGCCGCAGCCACAGGCCAGATGCCGCGTGACTCGGCGAAGGCCATTATCAAACGCGCGTTCCAAATGGACGATGCCGCCGCCGACGAGGTGCTCGGTTCGATTGGCAAAGGCTTCCAGCCTGACGCAACCCCTGACCCAGAGGGGGTGCCGATGACGGCCTCGGACCCAAAAGCGCTGTCGACATTGGCGGCGTCCGAGTCAGCGCCGAAACGGAAGCGCTCGACCCGCAAGCCAGTAGCGTCGTCATTGGCCCAGACGACTTTGCCGATTTCATCGCACTCAGCGAGAGTGCTCGCCGAGACGCTTCGCGGCGTATCGGACGACCCGGAACACTAATCGTTCGTGGCGTGCGTGAGGCTGCTGATGCGCTGGTCGACGCGCGCGGTGAACTCGCATCCATCGTTCGCAAGGCGGGCAGCATCGAGGCGCTGGACGCGACGCTGAAGGGTTGGCATCCGAACACCGATAGCTGGGAACAACTCGGCGACAGCATCTTCATCCCGGCCGTGATGAGTGACCTCGCCGGCCAGTTGATGGTGCGCGGATCCGAAGCGCACACGATCCAACTCGACGACAAGGACAAGCCGCCCTTCCTCGACCTGCCGTGGGATGAGGCGATCGCGGAGTTCAAGGCACGCGGCATCCTCAAGCCGACTGAACTCTCGACGCTGCTCAAAGACTACGGCCAGCGCGCGGACAAAGCGCGGCAGTTGATGCTGGCTCAGGTGCAAGGCTTCGTGCGCACCGAGCTCGAGAAGAGCCTGACCGAGGGCGGCACGTTCAAGCAGTTCGCTCAGCGCATCGACGAGGGTGGCGCGACGTTTGGCATCAGCGCGGATGACCCGGCGTACCTCAACATGGTGTTCCGTACAAACGTGCAGAGCGCGTACGGAGCCGGTCGCTACCGAGCGATGACTGATCCGGATGTGATGGACGAGCGGCCGTACTCGGAACTGCGTACTGCCGGTGACGGTCGTGTGCGTGAGGAGCACGAAGCCGGCGAAGGCACTGTGACCCTCATTGGTTCACCAGCGTTCCGCCTATGCTCGTGTCCACTCGGCTTTAGTTGCAGGTGCTGTCAGGTCACACTGACGCGAGATGAGTTAGCGGGCCGTCATGTCATCGAAGATGTGGCGGACCTACCCGCTGGATTCAAACCAACACCTGGATTCGAAGGGCCGCCGGTAGCCAAGATCAACGCGCTCACACCGAAGCTCGCACCCGTGCTGCAGCAGAAGCCGTTGCCTGTGCCAAACGTACCGATTGCTTCGCCTGTGGTAGCGCCAGCGGCGGTGGCAGAACCGAAGCGTGCCGAGCCTAAGGTCGAGGCGCCTGTTCCCCCGTCCAAAACCCTGCCAACAGCACCTGCGCCAGAGCGCAAGCCGAAGACGCTGCCCGTGGCGAAGCAGCCCAAGCCGGTGCCAGCTGCGGCGGCGGAGCCGGAAGCAGCCCCCACAAAGCAGGAGCCTCCAAGCGTCAGGCTAGGGCCGAATGCTGAGAAGGTGTTCGGGAAGCAACTCAGCGACAAGGACATAGACGAACTTGTTGGACAGAACGCCAAGCTACCGGACGGGTATTCGGTCAAGGTAATACTTCATGATCTCGACGTGTCTGTGTCAGGAGATATCCGCGATGCTAGCGGCGTGAGCGTCGGGTCTTTCCATCGTATCTTCGAGAGGAAGAATGGAGAGTTGATCGTCCATCATAACTACCTGCAACTACAGGATAGCGAGCAGGGCAAGGGGATTGGAGCGGCGATATTCAACGCGCAGGTCGACTCCTACGAGAAGCACGGTGTTGCAAAGGTGGAACTCGCCGCAGCCTCAGTCGGCAAATACGCGTGGACGAAGGCCGGCTTCGACTGGCACGCTGACGAAGACTTCGGAGACGGCGCGATTGACCACTTCGTACGAGCTAAGGACTGGTTGAAGGAGGACTTGCGCGCGCTTGGCCTTTCGGCGAAGGCAACTACCAAGATTCTTACCAACGTGAAAACGCCACAGGACCTGTCGCGAGTTGAGTACAAGGGTGAGAAGGTGGGCAAGAGCGTGCTGCTCAGCTACGATGAGATCATTCAGATGAGTCAGACTCCGGCCAAGATCAAACGTCTATGACAACGACGCCACTGCCGCCGCCGCCAGAGAAGAACGGGTTTGACGCCTTGCTCGAGGAGTTTGCCGACTCACTACCCGGGCAAGAGTACGACGACAACGGAGACCCAGTGCCGGCGCAGATTCCATTGGCCAGTGATGAACTCCCAGACACCATGATACCCGTTCGTCCCTAGTTCCTAGTACACCGGCGCCCGTACCTTCCACGTGAAGGAATGTCAGACGGCGCTACGTTGCACGCGTTCACTGTCGACGGGGTCAAGTACCTGTCGAGCCTGTATGCGTTGAGCGCGAAAGACCTCGGCGACGTTGAGGCCGACGGCACCGTTCCTGTCTGGAAGCACATTGCTTCAGTGGGCGAATACGAGGGCCACCCGAGCGGCGGCTTCAAGTTCACCGAGGCGGCCTTCGATCAGATCGTCCGGAACTTCGAGGCGCGCGAGACACCGCTCAACGTCGACTACGAGCATCAGACGTTCAACCGCGCGCTCAAAGGCCGCATTGAATCGGCCGGGTGGATCTCACACCTCGAGTTGCGTGAGAACGACCAGGAGCTGTGGGCCCTACTCAGCCTGTTGCCCGACGCTGTTGACGCCGTTCGCGCCAAGCAGATTCGCCAGTGCTCACCGGTGATCGTACCGGAAGGCACGGACCGTCAGACGAAAGAGGATATCGGCTTCGAGCTGCGTTCACTCGCGCTCACCAATGACCCGTTCCTCGACGGGCTCCATCCGTTCCAACTCACAAGGATCGCCGCGATGACCGAAGACGAGCAGAAGAAGGCTGACGAAGCCGCAGCGGCGAAGGCCAAGGAAGACGACGACGCGAAGGCCAAGAAGCTGGCAGAGGGTGGCGGCGCGGCTGACGCGTTCGTTGCTTCACTCGCCGACGCTTCAGGCTCGGACGTCGACACCGTGTTGGCCGTGCTCACCGAGAACCAGGACATGCTGGTCAAGGCGATCCAAGACGCGATCGAAAAGGGCGGCACACCGGCGGAAAACTCCGACAACCGGCAGATGCGCGCGATGACGATCACTGTCGGCACGACGAAGCCGGCCAAGAGTGACGCGCTCAAGATTGCGATGGACCACAAGGACTCGCAGATCCGCGCACTCTCACAAGAGCTCGCGACCGTGAAGTCCACCGTTGATGGCTTCGTGCAAGCGAAGCTGACTGCCGAGGCGGCCGCTGTAGAAGCTGGCATCAACGCCAAGGTCAAGTCGCTCCAGGAATCCGGCGTCATCGGCAAGACCGACCAGGCGTTCAAGGACGCGGTCAAGATTCTGAAACTCGACCCCGAGTTGTTCGAGCGCACCTACACGATGGCGATTCCGCCGACCGGCCTCGAAGGCGACGGCGTCGATCCGGTGATCGAGTCAGGCACCAACGGCAAGCCGCTGTTGATGTCGCAACTCGACCACCGCCAGAAGGCCCAGTTCACCGCGCTGCGTGTGTACGGGAAGTCCGAGCAAGAAGCACTCGAGTACATCGCCAAGAAGGCGGCGGCGTCGCAAGTCAACTGAGATTCTGTGCCGCCACTGGCGGCTGAAAGGTTCACGTCACCATGGCTCTCACTGCACACCGCAAACCGAAGACGCGTATCCGGGACAAGGTTATCCCAGGCGCGCGCTTGATTGAGTCCGATGCACTGGTGTTCATCGGATCGCTCTTGGTCGCTGACGCGACGACGGGCCTATCGAAGGTGGCAGCTGACGGCGGCGCAGGCGCGACCATCTTCCTCGGCATCTGCACAGGCTTCGACTACCTGACCGGCCCACTCACTGACTCGGCTGTTGTCGGCAACGGAACGATCGTCGCCGAGTACGAGACCGGTCATGAAGTGCTCTTGCCAAAAGAGTCCTCGGTGACCGCGGCCGACAACGGTAAGGCGGCCTACTGCTTCACCGACGACACGGTCACTGACGCGACTACGGCCGGTCCCGGCTGCGGTCTGCTGCTTGAAGTCGAAGGCTCATCGATCTGGGTTCGACTCGGAGCGAACGCGTTGCCTCTCGCAACCTGATCTCAACCTGTTTCTGAACTCGGAGAACAAGAGCAATGGGTACCTCACTAGCACTCGAAGCCGGACTCGCATCAAGCAATACGGCGTTCGATGTCGGCTATCAAGATTACTTCGCCGGCAAGAAGTTGCCTGGCATGCACCAGTACTACTGCGGCGAGTCGCCGATGACCACCGAGACCAAGCGGTGGGATTGGTTGGCGAACTACCCGCTGATGGAGCGCTGGATCGGAGCGCGCAAGTTCTCGTACCTCCGCGAGTACAACTTCCAGATCACACTCGGTCCGGCGTGGGTCCAGACGATTCCGTTCAAGCGGCGTCAGATGGAAACCGGCGATCAGTTGGGTGTGATTGCTGAGGGCATCAAGAACTTCCTCAGCGCACAGACCGGCATCTACGACAAGAACGCGTTTGATGTGTTCTTCTCGAACACCGGCGCAGGCCCGACCGGCTTCGACGGTGTGCCGATCTTCTCAACGTCGCATCCGCACGGGCCGAGCGGCAACCAGTCGAACCTGTCGGCTACTACCAATCTGTCCGCGGCGTCACTGGAGACGGTCGATGTTGCCATGCGCGGCCTCCGACTCGAGAACGGTGAGCCTGCAGGCGTAGACCCTGACACGCTCATCGTTGGCCCAGCGTTGGCCAACCGAGCGATCGCGTTGTGTGGCGCAAACGCTGACCTTCGTGTCGTCGCGGTCAACGCGAGCGGCGCGGAAGTTCCTGCCGCGTCTACCGCTGTTGCGGCAGTTGCGACAACGAACATCTTCAAGGGTCGCTACACCGTCATCGTCGACAACCGCCGCCCTGCCTCAGGCCCCGGCGCGTACTACTGGGAGCTGCGCGACAGCAAGCTGCCGCCCCCTGTGATGCGTCACGTCTACCGCGCGCCTGAGCCGCACCACCAGGACCAGATGGGTTCGTTCTGCCGATTCATCAACGACGAGTTCTGGTTCGGGATCGAAGGCGACTGGACGACCGAAGCTGGCTTCCCGTTCGGCACGCACCGCGCGACCGGCACCGCCTGATTGAACTGAACTGAGGACACACACAATGACCGAGCCAGCAGCACTCACGGTGGATGAAGTTTCACCGGTAACTGACAAGCCGGAAACGATTCCGGCTGGCAAAGACCCGAGCCTGATGGTGGTCGAGATCGACTGCCGGGTGATGGCGCAAGTCATCCCCGGCGGGCTGATCGCCTACCAAGGAATCCACCGCTACCGACTGCAGAAGCACTTCTTGCCCGTGCTGCAAGGTCAGCTCATCACCGATCACGATCGCGCAGAACTGGCTCGATGCACCGAGGTGCACGACAGGCTGCTCAACAAATACATCGAAGACAACATGGGTCGGCTCGATGGTGTGCAGAAGCAACTGAAGGACCAGGAGCTCCGCTCACGCTACGGCGGGTCACCAGAGTTGTTGTTCACACAACACAACGTCGGGCGCTCAATCCCTCCGTTCAATCGCGTCACTGTGATCGAGGAAGGCATCCCGGCTCCGAAGGACGAGGCCGTGATGCAGCGCGCCAAAGAAACCGCCGAGCTCGTCAAGGGCGTTGTTGGTGGCGGTAACTCGACCGAGCTCAGCGCTGCGTTCGCAGCGGCATTCGTCGCCGGCATCAAGCAGCTTGTCGCAGAGGGCGTGCTCTCTGCTGGCAGCGGCAACCAGACTCAGAACCAAAAGCGCTGACCGTGGAGGATCGTGGTGGCAGACCGGTACATCGACGTTGCGTACGTGGACACGTGCATCGACCGCACGGTCCGCGAATCGCTCATCGGTGACGAGGCTGCCGCGGACGAGCTCCTTCGGCTGATCGAGCGCAAGACCTCATTCGTCAAAGGGTACCTGCGGAACTCGGGCTACACATGCCCGGCGACTCAGGACCCAGCGGACATCGAAGACGACGTCGTCAAGGACGCGGTCATGTGCCTCGTGTGGGAGGCGCTGTCGTTCAAGCCTAACAACTCGCTGCCGCTGCCTGAGAACTGGGCGACTGGTACGTACAGGCTCGCGCTCGAAGGCATCCTGTCCGGCACGGTTCAACTCAGCCTGCCGCAGTCGACGAAGAACGCGCCGGGTGGAATCACTGTCGGCTCGAGCGTGTCACGCGCAACAGACCTGACGGGGTGGTGAGATGATCACTATCGAGACGACAGGACTGGACCAGACCATCGCGGCACTGAAGGCGAAGTCGGCCAAGATCAAGAACCTCGAGCCGGCCTACAAGCGGGCGGCTGCCGAGTTCGTGAAGAAGACCGACGACTCGTTTCAGAACTCGAAGGGCTACGACGGTGAGGCGTGGGAACCACTCACGCAGTCGACCATCGACAAGCGCGTCCGATCGCTCAAGGCGGCCAACAAGCGTGGCAAGTCCGGCAAGTTGACGAAGGGTGCACAAGCATTCCGCTCGAAGCTGATGGCTCCAGGCGGCATCAAGCCACTCGTCGACACGGCTCGCGCACGCAACTCGTGTCACGCGACGACGAGCAAAGACGGCATCGACTGGAGTGCGGTCGGCTACCTCGGCTACCACATGGGTGGCTCGGCTGACGGCAAGCTGCCGAAGCGCAACCCGTCGCCGTTCGAGTGGAACGGGTCGGCGTGGATCCTACGCGAGTCAGCCAAGGCGTCGCTGTTCAAGTACGTGACGGCTCACATCTACGGCGGCTCGGCATGAGCTACCAGCAATCGGCTGCGATTCGAACCGCCATCACCGAGTTGCTACGCGGCAGCATCGGGTCGGTCCGCATCGTGCCGATGAACCTGTTCGAGCCCGGCGTGTTCACCGGACAGCCGAAGGTGGCTCAGCAGAGCAAGGCGATCGACCATCGCTTCGTGCACCGCTTCGACCTGGTCATCACTGGCCTCGGCCGCAACGCAGCCACACCTCAGAGCGTCAAGTCTTCGTACCGCATCGAGCAGTACAGCGTCATCGTCAACATCACGACGCGGCTCAAAGCAGTCACATTGGATGCTGAGCGGGAAGAACAGCGCGCGCGTGTGATGGGCGACAGTGACGTTGCTGTCCAAGCGCTCAACTACCCGAACAACCTGCTCGCGACTAACGGCGCGCAGTTGACCGGTATCGTGAGCGGGATGCTCAAAGGCGCTGGTGACTTGAGTTCGCCCGTCTGGGAACTCGTCGAAGAGAACTGGGAGCAGCACTTGTTGCGCTCGCGAATCGTCGCTGAGGCGACTGTCATCCAACAACAGGCGGTAGCGTGACGATAACCGTTCAGAACGTCGGGCGCGTACGCCACATCTTTGAAGGCAACGGCTCCTTCGCTGTCGAGCAATCGATCGATGGATTCTTCGAGTGCGCTCTGGTTGAAGGCTCGAGCACGCTCGTGATGGACCGGCCGATGGAGTCGCCGAAACTGCTGCAGCAATACCTTCACGGCTACCCGTCGAAGGTGTTCATGCCGAAGCGGGCAAGCCTCAGCTTCTCGACGCCGATGCGCGGCGTGACTGGTCGAGCTGGGAGCGAAGAAACGCACGGCTCATCAGGCATCTACGAGTGCTACCCGTTCCTGGTTTCGTTCGGTAACCTGTCGTCAGGCACCGGCACGACCATCGCGACCACGTCCAGCACAACCGTTCTGAACGTGACCAGTGCGGCTGGGTTGCTGCCTGGCCAGGCGGTTGGGTTGGCGACTGGCGTTGGTGGTGCTCTAGAGTTCCGCGAGATCAAGTCCATCGCGACCAACGCGGTCACGCTGAAGCTGGCGCTGACAGGCGCTCCGGCCAACGACTCTGTCGTGTACGCATCCAGCACGTTCTATCTCGCTGCCGTTGATGGCGGCACTACGCTGTCGCTCCAGACGGTCGTAGAGGGGCTCGGCACCATCGACCGATGGTTGCTCAAAGGCGGTCAGATCTCGGCACCACCAGCCTTCAAACTGGCGCCAGGAACCATTCCTACGATCGACTGGGCGTGGCAGTACGCGCAGCACCTGCGGGCAGACGGCACTGAGACAACGATGAACCTGAACACCGCGTTGGCGGATCAGAACTACGCCGACACCAGCATCAACGCTGTGATGGATTCGGAGTTCAGGCTGACACCTCACGCATCGTCAGTGCTGGCCGGAACGAACGTTGACGCGAGTGAAATCAACGTTGTACCGAATATCGCGTTCGAGCCTCACATCACGCCCGGTGGAACGAACAACATCAAGCAGTGGGTGCCGTCGCGTGTCGACGGTCCGCCGGTCACCGCCAACTTTCTCGTGCCCTACGAAGGCGTCACGTGGAGAACGGCTCGTGATGCTGAGACTCCATTCGCGCTGACCTACCAAGTAGGTAGTTCGGTAGCTAACGGCGGCTTCATGATTTCCGTTCCACACGTTGTTGTCGACAACTTCCAACGAGAAGCTGTTGGCGGACTGGCTGGTCAGCGCGTATCACTGTATGCGCGACCTGACGACCAGACGAGCGGCACTTCGCTGCTGTCGAAGAGCCCCCTGAAAATCAGTTTCTTCTGAGGCGTTTATGCGTAACGAACGATTCAAAGCCTGGGCTGTGACATGCGACGAAGCGATCGACACTGAGTCGATCGACTTCGATGTCATGAAGGAATACGTCGAGACGCGTGACATCAAACTCATCGCTCAGTACGTCAAGCCCGGCATGAAGCCGATCACCTATCACGTCCGCGCCGTGCACCACTCGATGTGGGAAGGCTACGTGATGGCTGGTGGCGACCACGAATCGGTCAAGTATCGCCGCGCATTCATGTGCGGCATCGACCGTGTTGAGGATCTGCCGAGCAAGGATGGCACGACCATCACGCTCGAACCGAAGCTCAAGATCGGCGCGATCAAGGTGTTCACTGAGGATGAGATCAACGACCGGTTCGCTCCGAGCGAAGTGCTCGAGATTGGGTCGGTGATCTTCCAACACTCTTTTTTGCCCCTGAGGAATACGCTCACCTGGGAGCTGCCGCGTATGTGTGTCGCACTGTTGGCAGACCGGAAGTTCCTATCTGTGGATGCGAGCCTGAGCACTGCCGCGACAACGACCAGCGCGACGCCCTCAAGCACAACCGTAACGACACCGGAGACAGCGAGCGCCTGAGACAAGGTCGCCGCCGGGTGCGGCTCTCGTACCTCTGTGACTGCGCTGGTGAGCGACCCATAGGACGAGAAGCCGACAAGATGACCGAGTCGATTCGAGGAGTGGTGCAGGAGATGACGGGCATAGAACCTGTCAGTTGTCCGTGGCGCGCGTTCTCTTATCCGCTCGTGACCGACGTCCTCAAAGCCTTCCAGTTCTTCGAGTCCGGCAACCTGAACGTTGCCCTGCCCGAGCCGAGCCACAAGCTTGTCGAGGCGCTGGGCTTCTGGAGTCAGGTCAATAACCGCCTGCAGTCCAAGCAGATGGAGTTGGACATCGCGAAGCGCAAGGCCGAGGCGACGGCGACTCAGCAAGAAGCACAGACGAGGCGCCGGTGAGTGACAGCGAGATCAAGGTCAAGGTTGGCTTCGACGGCGCGACGCAAGCGGCTGCGCAAGTCGACAAGCTAACAACGTCCCTCGAGCGGCAGCGCAAGACGCAGCAGATGATCTCTGCGACGACTGCGCAGATTCAGAAGCAGAACGTCGTCGACGCGCTGAAGAAAGAAGCTGAGGCGGTCAATGGTGTAACCGCGGCGCTGCAGAAGAATCAGCAGGCGGCACGGCAGGCAGCACAGGCTGTCGAAAGCGTAGGAGTCAACAGTCAGGCGTTGCGGCAACGGTTGTCACCTGCAGCCGCACTCGTCGGCAACCTGAGCAACCAGTTCTCCGTACTGATGCCAGGCGCCAGCGGCGCGACGAAGGCGCTGCAAGTGTTCGGCATGGCCGGCAGCCAGATGCTGGGCGTGCTTGGCGGCGGGCCGGGCGTACTCATCGGCGGACTTGTTGCCGGTATCGGCGCGCTAGCGACGTACATGGCTTCTGCGAAGACAGAGGCAGACGAGCTTGCCAAGTCGACCGAGGCCAACGCGAAAGCGATGGGCACGTACCTCGACCGCATCGACGCGCTTCGGTCCAAAGTCAGCGCTGCGTACGACCAGAAGAAGAACAACCAGGATATCCGTAGCCGCATCCTATCCGGTGAGGAACAGAATCCTGACTCCATCGCGAAGGAGTTGGAGACTCAACGCGCTCGCTTGAAGGACCCGTACTACACAGGCGCGGAGAAAGAAGCCCGCGCTCTCTCGCTGCGAACCGGTGACCCGTCGATGGGAGACGCGTTGCTCGACACGCGCAAGGGTGAAGCGCGCGCCATCCTCAACGACATCGCTGAGATCAAGAAGCGCCTGAAGGACGCGCAAGGCAACCTCGAACTGATCAAGCAGCAGAAGAGCAACAAGCTAGACGTCGAAGGCGACATCGTTGCAGCTGGTGGTTTGCCGGAGAGTCCGAAGGACACATCAGAGAAGGACACTGCTGACTTCGCCAAGAGCATGGCGCTGCGCGAGAGCCGTCAAGAGCAATACGAAGATATGGTCAAGGCGTCCGAGGATCGGATTGCTGAGTACACACGGCAGCAGCATCAGAACACGGTTAACGACGCGATGCTCAAGGTCAAAGACCAGGTCACCGCAAACAACGCTGCCATCGACGAAGGCCTGAAGATTGAACTCGATGCGCGCGCAGCAAAAGACACACAGATAAAGCAGAGCCAGGACAAGCTTGCCAAGGAACACTCGGTCTACCAGGACCTTGCGATCCAAGGCTCACAGATAGTTGCCGGTTCAGCGATCAAGTCATTCCAAGCAATGGCGAAAGGTCAGAAGGCCCAGATAGGGATGGTCCTCGAAGGCGTCGGCGATCAGGCTGTGGCCATGGGCACGATGACGATCTTCGACGGTCTCGCCAAGTCCATCATGTTCGACGCGCGTGGCCCGGCGCTGCTCGGGATCGGCGCTGCTGAAGTCGCATTCGGCATCGGGCTCGGCGCTGCTGGCTCACGTGCCCCCGGTGGCTCCTCCGCTGGTGGCGCACCGGCATCGGCCAACCCTCTCGGCGCCAACCCTTACAGCAACCCGACGTCGCCGGTGAATCAGGACAAAGGTCCCACCATCATCAACATCAACATGCCGACCGTGGTGTCACCGTCTCCCGAAGATGGCCGGCGCATTCAAGAAGCACTCGACGCCAAGATGCGTGTGTACGGCTGATGACGATGGCGTACTTCAGCAGCTTCGACGTGTCACGGATCGGCGCATCAACCATCACGTTGAGCACACCCGGCGAGTCGAACATCTCGGTCAACATCGCGACGATGAAGTCGCCGGTGTCGCTGGGAGAGACCGCGTACAACACGGTGTTCAACCACGTCGTGTCACGTGACTGGCCAGGCTTCGGGCCCGACCTGGACTTCCCGCTGCTGTTCAAGTCGTACAGCTTCATGGTCGCGGTGCAGCTGTACCTCCGCTCCGCCGCGTCGACTGCGACGTGGACGTCGCCGAACTCGATCGCGCTATCGATCAACACGACGACGTGGCACCTGACGATTGCGTACCCGACGGGGCTCACAGCAATCACGTTCGGCACC